TTAAACCTCTGTAGTTAAACCATGAGTTACACTCTTCAGGTATGCTGTCTATAGTGTAACCTTTGTATATCTTGCCGTCAATCTTTATCTTAGATCTATCGCTTGGGTAAAATTTTATTTGTTTCATGTATTTATTATCTTTTAGTAATCGTATTTAGTTTGTAATTATTTTTTAATTAGTTTTCTTACTTCTGCACCAAGTTCTTGGTCATTAGTGTATTTTATTGCTAATTCATTCAGCTGTAACCATCTTAACTTAGTAAGAGTGTCATAATCTTGGTCGGTTAAATCAAACATGTGGAGTATGTAAAGGATCTATTATTAATTCACCTTCAAAGATTTTCCTTGCTTGGTTGTGAGCGTATTGCCACTTTTGAGTTTCTGTACCACATTTCTGTGTAGTACCGTAGAATCCGGCTAAGATATCTTTTGTTATCGCCTCTATTGCTTGTATTTCGTTCATTATTTATCTTGTTCGTCTATTATTTCATCTAATTTCCATTGTAAGTCTATAAATTCTTGGCAAGCTTCTAACATGCTCATTGCTGAGTTTAGCTCTATTCCACTGATGTCATCAGCTTCGCCATCTTCTAGTGACCATATACAGTCTTGTAAATCTCGAAGAGTATTTTCAAATCTGCAGTAACTCATATTACTCATATCTTCTTTCGTATATTTTATTCATTAAATCTTTTACTAAGTCTTTCTCAGTATCATCGCCTTGTAGTTCGCAGTCAATGCTAACGAAGTTTTCTACTTGAGTCAACACTTGATCAACATCAGCATAATTACTTATAAATATGAAGTGATCGATAGTGTCAGGATTCCAATGTATTTGTTTACTACTCATATTAACTCTAGTTTGTTTAATAATTCTTGTGACTTTTTCTTCAACATAGCATCTTCATGACCTGAATGTAGCATTCTACATAGTAGATTTTCCATCTCGTGAGATTGTATGTGAAATGCTCTGTCATCACTATTTGTTTTAGAAATATCGTAGAAACTACATTCATTATACGGTGTTCTAAACTTTTCTTGTATAGTTTTTATAAATACTTTTACTTCTGTTCTTATTTCTTCAGCTATTTTTTGCTGTAAAGCTTTTTCTATTGCATTAGTACTAGTCATTTCTTTTTACTCTTTAGTTCGTTGATCACAAGTTTAAGCGTGTGAATATCACTTTGACACTTCTTCATCGCTACTTTATCACCTGTGCCTTGGTAAAACTCATTCCATGAGTATAAGTTTTGTAACTGTTTAATTTTATTTGCTATCATTATATTGTTTTAGTTTAGTTAGCAACTCGTCTATTTCTTCGTTTGGAAAGGTAGAATAGACCTCGTCTACCTTATTACTTACAAAATCGTAAGTGAATGCTTTTGTTTTTACACCGAATGGTGAGGATAATAGATCTCGTTTAGTCCAACCGTACGGAGATTTTTGTACTTTGTTAATTACTAGTTTGATATAGTCGTCATCGAGAATGATAGCGTCGAGATATTTAGTTGATATGTACTTGTTGTTATTCATATATTATTATTATCCATTAGTGATCGTATTTATTTTGTATTATTTACACTGCTTGTTATAGAAGTCTCTTACAAATGAGTGAGTTTCGTCAAGAGTTTCAAAGTAACCTTCTGCTATTTCTTCTGACATTCTACCGTTATTAACGTCTTCAGCTATCCACTCTTTCATGTCTTCTATATTGTCCATTGCCCAAATTAGTTGAGTTGAATAGTATAGTTGATTAGTCGTAAAAGACATTACTCCCAATGCTCCAACAGTTATTATTAGTTTCTTCATATTGCTTCTACTTTATATATTACTTCATTCATTACTATTCCTAGTTCATCTTGCATGAAGTCATACATTTCTTCACAGATATAGTTTTTGTCATTAGTTAAATATAATGGTTCTTCTATCTCACCATAGTATATTTCGAATTCATAGTTCATATTATTAGTTTTATTGTTTAATAGTTGCGCTCTCGTATCACTACTTTAATAAGTGGAGTTCGACTTACACTTTCATCTATTGAAGAATCATCAGTTAAACTTTATAGTATTTGACTTAGTATTTCATAGTGATTATTTTGTTTATTTTTACTTAGTTCAGTAAATTTCTTGACACCACCATCATAGTTATGTTGATGATTTACTATTTGCTGTTCGAGTTCAGCTTTGTTTATAGTCTTTTCCATTTCTTTGAATGCTTTAGACCATGACCAATTACTTGGTGAGTTAGGATTATACATAGTTATTTATTTTTATTAGTTAATATTAGTTTACATAGCCATTACCGCTTAACCACTTTAATATATAGTCAAGTTGAAATTCTGTTAATTCATTATTTTCTATCAACTCTACAAGAGTTTCTTCCATTTCTTCTTTATTCATAATAGTTATTCATTTTTATTAGTTTGTGCTGAGTAATATATTCGTTATATTTATAGTCTCTAAAGTATTACCATCAACTAAGACTTTTGTTATTGTTTATTATATTATCGATAAGTTATCGTAATTAGTTTGTATTATAATGCTAATGTTAGTAGCCATATTAAGTAAGAAACTAATACTACTTGTGTAGCGATTGATATTGAATTAGTTTTTATATTTTGAATTAAAGTTTTCATATTATTATATTTAGTAAAGGTGATTATTTATTTAGTTATTATTTTAGTTAGTAAAGTCTAACACTTGTTATCTCAACAACTTACATTAGTAAGTATTAGTATAGTGTGACAATAGTATGTTAATATATAAGAGTAACTGGCTACTGTCACATGTTACTTATGCTATTTCTGCTAAGTTACGAGCGAATGCTGGCACAGTATTAGAATTAGTATAAGATTTATACTCTTGAAAACACTTCATTGATTCAAACTTTTCTTGAAAAGTAGAGTATACTTCGTCATGATCATAAGTGAAAGTGATATCTTTATTATTAGTGAAAGTTATTATTGCGTTTTCGCCGATTAGTGACTTTCTTATTACAAATCTTTTTGTTGTTATATTATTCATAGTTATTATATTTATTTAGTTATATTTATTATCGATACTTTATCGTAATTAGTTTGTATTTGTTTTAGTTATTTAATTTATTAATCTTTGTTTGTTTGTTATATATATATTATCTGCAATGAGTCGTATATAGTCTGTAATATAGTTTAGTTGTTGTATGTAATTATAAAATCGTAAAAAATCGATGCAAAATATTGAAAATTCGTATATATACAAAATAAATCGTATGAAAATTGGGGAACCCCGAAATTTAAAAATGGGTTTCGTTTAAAAAACAAAATAAAATTGCATAGGGGCAGCACAAAATCCCTAAAAATCTAATAATTTTTTAAATATAGTGACACTAGGCTCCTAAATATACAGAATAACAGGCTTATGTCACACTTTATCACAATGTACCGGCATGTAAATTTGCTTCTTTACCTGTGAATACTATAATATGTACATAAAACTAAGTTTATAAACAATAAAGATATTATCATGGATAAAAATTATGGCGCAAGCAAGTCCGATACAGACAGAAAAAATGAAATGGATCCAGATCACGCGGATTTCAAACCTAATAAAGCTAGAAGAGTAGCCAATAGAAAAAGAAGATCAAAATATGGTCACGGTAAAAAAGGTAAAGCTAGAATGGCTGCTGATATAGCTAGAAAAGCTGCAACAGAAAAATTACAAAGTATTGCAGATGGAGCTTCTATGTTTGGAGGCAAGAAAAGAAAAGAAAAACACGCGGCAAAAATCGCAGCTTTAAAAGTAGGTAAGAAAAATACAGAAGGAGCTTCTATGAATAAGCCTGATATGTCTGTACCAGCTAAAAAACTAAAGTATATAGAAAAAAGTTCAGGACCTTCTATGTATGGTAAAAAACACGGGTCTTCTATGAACGCTAGCCAAGATAAATCAGCATCGATGGATGATTATTCTCACGAAAAGAAATTAAAAGCCGATGGTAGGTATGAAGCTGCTCATGGTAAAATGGCGAATGCTAAGAATGATTTCGATCATGCACATGCTTTAAAGAAAGATGCACACTACGACGCAAAAGGTAGACACGCTATAATGAAACATATGAAAGGTTTTAAATAATGGCTAAGAAATGTTATAATAGGAAAGGTGGTGCCAGTATGAATGGCATCACACCTGGTGGAAAAAAAGATAGAAACAAAAAACCTGTAAAAAAACTATCTGGAGAAAATACAGGTCCTATAAAGCAGGATAATAAAGGTAGAGATTATTCTTTAATAATGGAAACTAATAATAACTTTTTTAAAGGAGATACTATTAGACCTGCTAACGCACCTAGAGTTGATAACTTTATAATGGGTGGTGATTACAAGGCTGTAGAAAATAAAGACAGTAAAAAAAGAGCAACAGACGAACCTAGATCTTTTACTATTAAATAATAAGAAATGGCTATAATATATACTTATCCAGTAAAGAGTGTTCCATCAGACCAAGATTTAATATTAATATCTGATAGCACTAGTACTAACCCTAAGAAAAAAACAAAACAAATAACTGTTGCATCTATAAAGGGTTTAACAGCTGGTGTTTCTAGTATAATAGCAGGTAACAACATTACTATCAGTTCAACTGGTCAAAATGGTACAGGTGATGTAACTATAGATTCGAGTGCTGTTGTTCAACCAGGTGGAGCTGCTGAGGATGTACAATTTAAAAATTCTTTAGGTAATTTTGATGGTAATGGTTATTTTACACTAAGTAGTATTCTTGTTCAAAATGGTGTTCCTACTCGTTATAGAAGGTTAAGATTAGGTCAAACAGACTCTGACGGCGTTTTTACAGGGTTAAACCAAGCTGGTAGATTAGAATTGAGAGGTAGTAGATCTGGAACTGGTGGTTACGAAGGTGGTTCTATAGTGTTTTATAACGAAGATGATGAAAAGCGTATTATAATAAAAGGAAGTAGAGAGGATAGTACTGTAGCTGAAAATTACCAATTAACACTTCCAGCTGCAGCTCCAACTTCCGCTAATAAAATACTAGAGTCAAATGCTAGTGGTTTATTATCTTGGATAAATACACCTACCGGTGGTGGTACTGTAACTTCAGTGACAGCTTCTAGCCCTATAGGTTCTACTGGTGGCACTGCACCTGTTATATCACTAGCAGCTTCAGGAGTAGTTGCAGGAAGTTATACACATAGTAATATAACAGTAAGTGATAAAGGTTTAGTAACAGCTGCAAGTAATGGAGTTTTAGGTTATACACCTATAGACTATGCAGCGGCAGATACAACAGTGACTGGGAGCAATGCAAATAAAGCTCATGCTTACCAAGCCACTCCTGATTCAACCTTCACGTGCTCAAGAGCTAAAATAATGCTAAACCGAATCCCATCATTTTCAACAGCGATTGGGAGCGGTATTACCGTAGGTATATATACTCGTGTTTCTACAGGTATAGGTACAGGTGCAGGTAATATATTATTGGGTCAAGGCTCTAAATCAGTATGGGCTAGTGATCCATATGGTTCTATTACTCTAGCTCCTGTAAATCCTGGAGACTTAGACTTAGTAGGAGGAGTTGCTTATGTTATTGTCGTAAGATGTATAGGAGCTAATGCAGCAACTGGCTTGCTAGGTGTTTCCGGCATAACTGATGTACTTCTTGGAGCTGACTTTGCTAGTGCTACAGCTAGTCTACCTGCAACAATTAACAGTGAATTAGCCATTGGAACTACAACTTTCAGACCTGCAATAACACTTCACAGTGCGTAAATACTAAATAACAGAACTATCAAGTATTGGGATATATAATCAACGTTAAACTAAAACCAAAAAATAATGGCTATAATATACACTTACCCAAATGTAAATGATTTAGCTGATCATGACTCTTTTTTAGTCACAGATTCAAGCGATGAAAACAACACTAGAAATTATTCTTATGGATCACTGTATCAACAACTCCAAAAAGGATGGACAGATGACTTTTCAAAAACTCTAACAAAGTTTAGACAACAATCTGACTTACTTTATCAACCAATTGGTAGTAGCAGTGGAGCTTCTTTATTTCAATACAACGCATCTAGTTTTGCACCTTCTGTAGACTCAGGTACTACACCCAGTGTAGGAGCCGGTGGTTTTACTTACGCTTTAAGTGTTAGAGAAGGTAGTACAGATATAATAACTTTTAATTTTAGAATCAACATAGTATCGCTAAGTGATACTAGCAATGTCATGAGATTTAAAAATATACCAGGAACTCCTGAAAATTTTTCAAACAGTGCTAAATGGTATGGCCAAGTTAAGGTAGTTGGTGCACCTAACATACATCAAAAAGCAACTATATGTGAAGTAACAGGATCAAATCCAGAAAGAATGAACTTTTATAGGATAGATTCTATTGGAGATATTGTTGAGTGCAACTGGACAGGAAACAGTCCAATAACTGAATCTATGTATATACAAGGATCTATAACATATGTCTCTATTACAGGATCATAAATAACCGAACTATCATGTGATAGTATAAATAACCAACGTTAAACATAAAACCAAACAACATGACGTTTTTATACACCAGTAGCTTTAAAGCTGCTACACAACCTGATCAAAGAATGATCAACCATTGGAAACATATAACCGAAAAGAAAAACTGGAGGATTGTACAATTACCAAATGGATTTTTTCAAACCGAATACAAACACCCAGAAGATGGTGACTGGATTGATGTAACTAGAAGAGAAACAATGGATGGCGCTGAAGCCGCTATTGATGGATCTATAGAACATTACTCTAAAAAGTTAGAGTTTCTTCAAGGACCGAAAGTGGTTAAAACCTTCGAGTAAGTATTCAAACAAATCATATTAAATTAAATTAAATGCAAGAATTAAAGTTAGTGAAAGAACTGGCTTTTGGCGAAACAGCCAGAGGCCAGATCTTAGCTGGCGTTGAAAAACTTACCAATGCTGTAGGTTCAACGTTAGGAGCAAGTGGTAAATGTGTAATACTAGAAGATGGCAATGGTTCACCTATAATAACGAAAGATGGTGTAACAGTAGCTAATTCAGTAACATTACAAAGACCATTAGAAAATATTGGAGCAACACTTATTAAACAAGCTGCTCAAAGAACTGTATCAGATGCAGGAGATGGAACTACAACAGCAACAGTATTAGCAAAAGCTATATTAGATGAAGCTAATAAACACGACCTGTTAACTGACACTAGAACTATGAAAGAAGGTATTAACTTAGCTGTAGACAACGTAGTTAAATATCTTAACAAGAAAAGAAAAAAGATTAAAGGTAATAAAATAGATCAAGTAGCATCGATATCAGCTAATAACGATAAGCATTTAGGAAAGATAATAGGTGAAGCATTTAGAATGGTAGATGAAACCGGTATAGTAATGATGGAGACAAATGAGGATCCAGAAACTGTAGTAGAACTAGTTGAAGGAGTACAATATAATCAACCATTAAAAAATCATCATTTTATTACAAACAAAGAAAAAGGTATTTCTGAATTAGAAAATCCACTAGTTTTGATAGTAGAATCTAAAATAGAAAACATTAGAAAAATACAAGGTGTTTTAGAGCATGTTATAAAAAAAGGATTAAGCTTATTAATTATAGCAGATGTAGATACTCAAGTGTCATCAGCTCTAGCGATGAACAAAATGAAAGGTAACATCAAGGTTAACATTGTAGATGCACCTGTATATGGTATCAGTAAAAAAGAAACATTAAATGATCTATGTGCTGTTACTGGAGCTACTTTAATAAATGAAGACTTAGGAGATGATATGGATCTTATAAGTGTAGAACATTTAGGTACATGTATTAAAGCAGTGTCAAACAATGAAGACACTATACTTCAAGTTGATTTAACTAATAACGAAGATGTTAATCAGACTATAAACAGTCTTGATAAACTAATTAAAGAAACTACTAATCCTAATTTAATAGTTAGATATGAAAAAAGATTAGCAAAACTTAAAGCTAAAGTAGCTATTGTAAAAGTTGGTGCTAATTCTGAAGTAGAACTAAAAGAAAAAAGAGATAGAGTAGAAGATGCTATTTGTGCTACAAAAGCTGCTATTAAAGATGGTATAGTACCAGGAGGTGGTATAGCGTTGCTTAATGCTTCACAACAATTTACACCTAAATCTATTGGTGAAGAAGTTTTATACAAAGCTATTAAAAAACCTTTTGAAGTTATATTACAAAATGCTGGAGTAGAAGACTATAAAGAACCTACTCAAACGGGACAAGGACTAGACGTGGTTACAGGAAAAACGGTGGATATGGTAAAAGCCGGAATTATAGATCCTTTGTTAGTTACTAAAAGCGCATTACTTAACGCAGCTTCAGTAGCCACTACTATATTATCAACTGATTGTGTAATTAATAATATAAGAGCATGAAAGCAGTAGGTAAGTATATAGTTATTAATCCTATAAAAGAAGTGGACTCTACCACTAAAGGAGGTTTAATACTAGCAGAATCACAAAGAGAAGATATAAGATACAGAAGAGCTAAGGTTGTAGAACCTGGCTCCGACGTAAAGGTTTTAAAAACTGGCGATGAGATATATTATGACAAAGCAGCTGGGTTTAAAATTGAAATTAATAAAGAGCAATATAAGGTTATAAAAGAGTTTGATGTAGTTATTATACTATGAGAAAACTAACCTCATCTGATTTAAGAGAACTTAAAATTTTAAAACATTATAGGATTATACGTAAATGGGCATGCAAAACAAGTGATCTTAATGATGCAGACCTTGAATTACTAATATACCTTGAATCTATTGACTTATTTAATAAAGATGACTTTAAGAAAGGTACATACTCATATAGCTGGGATAACAGGCGCTGGAACAGATTATTGAAACAAGGGTGGATTACAGTGTGGAGAAAAAGAAACCGCACAACCCAAAAATATCACATATATAAAGTATCCACAAAGTGCAAACAGCTAATAAGTAGAATGTATCGTATTATGCTAGGTGAAGAAGATATGCCTACTAAAATATTTGATAAAAATAGTAGGTATAGCTTTACCGTCATGAGAACAGCTATACGTAACGTAAACAAAGACAAAAAAAGATAAAATGGCATATAAACAAAACAATAACCCATTAAAAGGAGCTTCTATGCATGGGTCTCATAATAAAAACAACGATGGGGCATCAATCGCTTTTCTAGCAGCATTAGGTCCATTAGTAGCTAAAATAGGTGGAGCAATAGCTGGTATAGGCAAAGGTGCTTTAGTTAAAGGAGGTTCTGCAGCTGTGCAAGCAGGTGTAAAAGGAGGTACTAAACTAGCGGCAAAAGGTATTGCAAAAGGTAGTGCTAAAGGTATTACTAAAAAAATGGGTAAAGAAGGTATAAAAAGCATTGGTAAGAAAGTTCAACAAAGTGTCATTAAAGAAGGGGGAACTAAAGCAGCTGGTAGAGTAGCTAAAAAATCTGCTAAGAAAACTGCTAAAACAATGCTTAAAGAAAGTGGAAATGTAACTAAACAAACATTAAAAGAAACTTTAAGTAACACTAAAAATCAAGTAAAAAACAAAGTTTCACAAAGTATTGATAAAGTAGCCGATGCAACTGGCAAAGGTAGAGATGAAATTATAGACATGGGCAAATCTAAGGCTTTAACAGCTGCAGTAGGTTTAGGCTCAAAAGGCGTTGCAAAAGTATCTGAAGGTCAAAGCGCTGACGTACAGGGTTTAAAACAAGAAACTAGTAAAGATGAAAATCAATCTTCTAGTTATTCTAACCCAATAGGACCATCTATGGCTCAAACACTTAAAGAACCAAGTGATGCGCTTCATCCTTCTAATATTAAAAAGTCAAGCGGATTGAAGTATGCTGTAGATAATTTTTCAGCACCAGTTAATATAAAAGGAATAGACGTAGATGCTGGTAATGTACTTAGAGGAGCATTAGCTTTAGGTAAACACGCAAAAGGAAAAGTCACTAGGAGCAAGAGAATAAAAGAAATAAAAAGTAATAGAGAAAACCTTAAGCAATCTGCTAAAAAAGCTGCTAACGCAAGTTTTATGAAAAAGATGGCTCAAGATATGAAAATTGAAAATTTAAAAGGATAATATTATGCCAAGTTACGGAGAAAAACAACAACCAGCAGGAAAAGTATTACATGGAAAATGTAAACCAGTTGTAGGTACAAGAACAATGAAGTCAAACAATTCAACTATAACACCTAACTTGAAGAGTATTGACAACATACCCTATAAGGGAAACGCTGTACTTAACGCTCAAAAGTAATGTTAGGCGATGTTAAATTGTATATACTAAATGCTTTGTCATTTGGTATAACTATGATGGACTGGTTAGAACCTGTTTTGAAAATATTGTTATTGATAGTTACAATAGGTTACACTGTTCACAGGTGGATGATACTAAAAAATAAAAAGTAAAGACATGATAGATAAAAATCAAATGGAAAAGCGTGAAGCAGAACAAGACGATATGCCTCAACAAGTTAATCCACCTATTCAAAATAATCCATTTTCTAATGGTACAGGATCTGCTAGACCAGTATTTAATGATGCTTCACAAAACGTTTTAGGTCAAGTTCAGCAAGGACAAAATTTAGGAAATTTAATGTTTAATCAGAAAAATCCATTAATTCCTCAAACACCTGGAAGTCCATTACCTCAAGATCCAAACTTACTTCAGTGAGACAAATAAATAAAATAATAATACATTGTTCTGCCACTCGTGAAGGGCAAGACATTTCTATTGACACAATAAGAAAGTGGCACGTTGAAGGTAGAGGTTGGTCTGATATAGGATATCATTTTTATATAGACATTCATGGCGATATACATAAAGGTAGAGACATCGCTAAAATTGGAGCTCACTGCAAAGGGCAGAATAGAAATTCAATAGGAATATGCTATGCTGGAGGCGTTGAGGCAGATGGTAAGACTCCAAAGGATACTAGATATGATTGTCAAAAAGAAAGTCTCTTAGCGGTGCTAAGAACATTAAAAGCAATGTACCCTGAGTCTCAGATACATTCACATAATGATTATGCTAATAAAGCATGCCCAAGTTTTAACGCGACTGAGGAATATAAGCACTTATGAAAATAGGCGAAAGCACGGAATTTAAGATAGATCTTAAAACCATTATAAGTTTAATAATTGTAACAGCATCTTTTGTAGGTATGTATTATACATTGCAAGACGATATAGCGGATGCTAAAAAAATGCCTAAAGCTGTAATAGATCGTATTGAATATGATTTAAAACAAGATTGGCATACTGATCATATAAATAGACTAGAAGACGAGGTTAAAGAACTTCGTGACTGGTGTAGACAAATAGATAAAGAATTAACAGATGGCAACAAAAAGAGGTAAAGCTAAAAAGAAAAACCCTTGCTGGAAAGGTTATACAGCAATGGGAGATGATGGGCAAATAGTCATGAAGAAAAAAGGTGATAAAATGGTTCCTGCATGTAGGCCTATAAAAGACGGTGCTTCAATTAAAAAACCAAAAGGAACTAAAAATGAAAAAGTGTTGTTTGTAAAGACAAAAGCAGATGAGTCAAAAGAAAATGGTAGAAGTGTTACAAAAGCTAAAGTGATGAGTGATAAAAAAGCTATTAGAAAAGAGAAAAAAGGAAAAGGCTCTAGGGTTAAAAAAATCACACTTGGCTCATGAGACCAAGAGGCAAAAATAATAAATGTGCTATTGCTTGGAAAAAGTGGGAGGCTGGCTATGCCAAAAAAGAAGGTGGCAAAGAAGAAGCTGCTAGAGAAAGAAGAGAGTTTTATTGTGATAAAGGTAAAATAAAATTACGTCCTTCAAGTGATGCTGATGTACCTTTAACTGATAAGGAAATGGGTGCGAGTGCTGCTGAGCCGAGAAAAACAATAGGTAAAGGTAAAAACTTTAATAAAGCTAATCCTACAGGTACAGGTGCTGAAGCCGGTGGTGGTATGACACAGAAAGGTGTTAATGAATATAAAAGTAAAAACCCTGGAAGTAAGTTAAAAACAGCTGTTACTAAAGATCCATCTAAACTAAAACCAGGAAGCAAAGATGCTAATCGTAGAAAATCTTTTTGTGCTAGATCAAAAAGTTGGGACGGTGAAAGAGGTAGAGCAGCAAGACGTAGGTGGAACTGTTAATACAAATATTATGAAATCAAGAGGCTTAGGCGATAGTATAGAAAAGTTTACAAAAGCAACAGGTATAAAAAGAGTTGCAGATTTAATACCAGGTGGATGCAATTGTGATGAACGCAAACAATGGTTCAATAAGAATTTTCCATATAACATGAATAAATAAAACAAAATGGCTAAGAAATTTCCAGAAATAAAAGAAAAGAACGAAGGTAAATTTACTGCTTGGGTAGAAAAGAACATGGGTGGCATGGATACTTGTAAAGCTGCTAGCAAAGTAATGAGATCTCGTACTAAAAAGTATTCTCCAGCTGTAGTTAAAATGGCTAACTATGCTAATAACTTTGGTTGCAAGAATAAAAAAGATGATGGTGCTTCAGTTCCGTTAAAAGGTAAACAAAAGAATTTACCAGACGCTTTAAAATCTAAAATACTAGCTTCTGACGGTTCGTCAATGAAAAACGGTAAGGTTAAAGATATTAAATCTAAAAAGTATGATAGAAAAATGAAAAAAGCCGACTCTGGTAGTGTAAAAGAGGATGTTTATTTTCCTCTAACAGGAAAGCATGGAGAAGAAAATAGACCAAGAATAGCTATGGGTGATCCAGGTAGCATTACAGAAAAAAGATCAACAACTTTTACTAAAGGTAATAAAAAATATACAAAAACACATAATTCTGGTAGTGGTGTTACATCTTATTCAAAAAAGAAAATTAAAAAATAAACCATGGAAAAAATAAAAGAATATATAAATCACCCATTATCTAAATGTATAGTTGCAGCTATTATTGGTGCAGGTTTATTATTAGAGAAACATCCAATGTATGCAGGTATCGCTTTTGGGTATGGACTAAGAGAATTATTTTTAGCTTTTAAATCAGAGTAAATGAGTTTTAAACTTAACGGAGCACCTTACAATAAAGACAATATGAATATTGCAGTTTATCGTAAAGATCTTAAAGATGGTTCTGCCGGTAAGTCTAATCATACTGGTATTATAGTAGATACTAACGTAGATAAAAAAACAGAAGAAGCTGTAATAGCTCATGAAACAGTTCACCAACATCAACAACGTAATGGTGAACTAGACTATGATAAAGAAAATTTCTATTGGAAAGGCAAAACTTATCCTAGGGAAAACTTAAACGAACACAATGAGAATTTACCATGGGAAAAAGAAGCCTATGCTAAAAGCAATGGTATACTAAATGGAAAACAAGAAGATATGAAAGAAAGATTTCAACTCAAGGGTTATAGAGGTAATAACAAACCTTTTAAAACAATGTCCGATAGAGGATTAATAGGTGCTCAAGATGATGGTGCTTCTATAAAAAGAAAAGGTAAATACATAAGTACTCAGTACACAGAATCTCAAGAAGGTCAAAAAGTAGAGCCTAGTAAAGAAGAAGTTAGCAAGGTAACTACTGTAGCCCCTAAACCAGCCTCTACACATACTATGACCACTACTTTTCCTGGAGGTAATAAAAATGTTAAAACAACTATAATAGACCCAGCTAATCCAGGATCTACAACTGATCATGGTGTTATATCAGAAGGAAAAACTGGTGGAGTAACTAAAGGAGCTTATAAGAAAAAGGGAGCTACTAGAGTTCATGAAGTAGGTAAAATAAAGAAAAACAAAGGGTTGTCTAAACTAACTAGAGCTGAAGGCAAAGGAGACGCTTACTTAATAGAGAGAAAAAGAAAAGTAGAGGTTTCTAGCCCGACTAGAACTGACACTCCTGTTTATGACGATAATAATCAGATTGTAGGAAAGAAAAGAATAAATCAACCTTCAACTTACACTTTTACTAAATATGGCAAAGGAGAAAAAGAAAAAATTAAACAATTTGTAGCTAAAGAAGATCAAGGTAAGGATGGTTACAAAGCTGAAAAAGGTACTAAGGTAAGATCTAGAAAAGCATTAGAAAAAAAGACTAAAAGATTTGCTAACTATAAATCTAATAAGATAGGTCAAGGTGACAAAAAACTAGCTAGAGGAAGCAATAAAGGATCTTATGAAACTAACAAAAGAGATAATAAACTAACTTACGAGAAAAGAGAAAAAGCTCTAGCTTCTGGAGAGGAAGGTAAAAAGTTTATCCAAAAGAAAAGAAAAAAAGTTAAATAAACATTATTTGTGTGATTATATATATAGATATTAACCATTAAACCACATAAATATGAAAAACTTAATTTTAACAATAATAACAATATTATCAATTTCCGCTTATGGGCAAAAAGCCATGTATCACGCTGATGTCTCTGAAGTAAATAGTTTTAAATTTCTTAAACAAATAACTAAAAAAAATATAGATTTAAACAAATATTTAATTAGTCGTAACTTTAATAAAATAAATAATATCATAGATACTGTCGGAACATGTATTGACTCAACAAACATATACCAATTAAATAGAAATGTATTGGTTGTACACTTTGTGGACTGTTCTGATTCCGTTTCTAGAATATGGGATTACTACGATTTTTGTTACTGGGAAAATATTCATGAAAATTCAGTTAACCCTTCGCAAGAGCATATGGATATTAATTATAGGAAATATAGAATAACTAAGGAAAATCAATTTGATATAGCATACTTATTTGTTCCGCAAGGACAAAAAATATACGATGGCCAAAGATAAGAAAAGATTTAAAGAAACAAAAATAGGGGCTTTTTTAACAAAGAAAGCTCCTAAAATTCTTGATACTATAGGAGATGTACTTCCTGACAATGGTGCTTTTGGTATAGTAAAAAACTTGATATCAAGTGATAGTAGTTTAGGACCAGAAGATAAAGAAATGGCTTTAAAGTTACTAGAACAAGATATAGCAGAGATGAACAACATCTCTAGCAGATGGGCTAGTGATATGAAAAGTGATTCATGGTTAAGTAAAAACACAAGACCTATGACACTTATATTTTTAACGTTAGCAATGACAATATTTATAATACTAGATTCAACTGTATTATTAGAAATAAAAACAGGTTGGGTTTCATTATTAGAAGCTTTACTTATAACAGTATATGTAGCGTACTTTGGATCTAGAGGCGCTGAGAAAATCACAAAAATAAAAAAATAAAAAATGGCAAAAAATCAATATAATTCTTGGGAGCCAGTACTTGACGGAGTAGTAGGTAATATGCAAGCTCAGCCTAGAGTTTTTGCTCATGATGCTAAACTAATAGTTATAGGCGCTATAAACAACACTGCTGGAGATGGTGGTTTTATAATATCTAATGGTGGAACAGGTTTTGTAGCTGGAGATGTTGGTAGTACAATGACAGCTGCTACAGGGGCTGCGACTTTCACTATAACTTCAGTATCTAGTGGAGCTATAACAGGATTAGACGTAGTAAACTTAGGTTCTGGATATGCAAAGAGTGGAAGTCCTTTAGCTTTCCAACCAGTAGCGTTAACTGGTGGTACTGGAAGTTCAGCGACTTTTACAGTGACTAATATAAATATACCTAATACTCAAAAAAGAGGATGTTGTTTATACGTTGGCTCAAGCGGATCTTGTGAGGTTGAAATGGAGTCAGGTAGCATAGCCACATTTGCGGCTATAAATGCAGGTTCATTTTTACCTATATTAGTAGTGAGAGTTGTAGCAGGTTCTAATACAGATGTTACAAACGTTTTAGCAATATATTAATGTCTTGGATAGGTATTGGTAATAAAATTCCACAATAATGAGTTGGTTAAGTCTATTAAATACAATACCTAGGATAGCGAACCTACCTGGGCAACCTGGGCCTACGCCTGGAGCAAACGAAATAATAACAGAAATTGGTGACAATATAATTACCGAAGTTGGTGGTTTAGAAATGGTCACAGAAAACGCATAATAATGGCAAAAAAATTCTCAGGGTTTAGCACTAGTATAGTACCCGATAAAACATCAACATCACAGTTCATAGTAGGTTACTCAGGACAGGATAACGCGCAGTGGACAATGAAAGCATTGGCCGATGAAATAGGAGGTGGCGGCGATAATATATATACTGTTGACGGCGTAATAGCTAGTACAACTAGAACTATAACAACTACAGGTACTAGTACTATTCAATTTACTTTAAGTAATAATTCAAGATTTTATATAAATAGTTTATATATATTACCAACTGGTAGAATCACAACACCTTCAGCTGGTGGACTTTCAATAACTAGTTTTGGTACTAGTTTAATAGGTGGTAATTTAACTTTATATAGTGGAACACATTTAACAGGTAGCAACAGTTCAGGTTATCTAACTGTAAGTGGAACTGCTAATACCGCTGACATAAGCGCTAGAGTAGGTATTATAGGTAAAGGCAATACAAACGCCACATATGGTTTAAGAGTTCAGAACGTTGATGGAATAGATACATTTAGTGTAGATGATACTGGTTTAGTTTCGGTAACTGGAGATACAGCAAATAATAGATTAGGTTTAAGATTTATTCCTTCTAAAAGCGCAGGTGGAAGTGGTCAATTCTGTAAAATACAGGATACTAATGGAAACGATTGGATCCAAAAATACCAAGGCGCTGTAAGTAGTAATAGATCAAATATACTGTTTGTAGGTAAAGCAAACGGTTATGCAAGTGGAAATAATATAGTTATTAATGGACCAGGTAATGTTGGCGCGCCAAGTGACAACCAAACAAATATTGGAGACTCTTCACTTTGGGTTTGGCAAGGAGGCAATATTTATGGACAATATATAACTGGAAAAACACAAGATTCTACATCAACTGCTCTATTAGTTAGAAACTGGAATGGAAGCTCTGGTGTGCCTAGTTTTGATACTTACTTTCAACTTAGAAATGATAAGAGATTAATATACAACGATGGCAATGAAGCTGCAGGTAAAGTGCTAACCTGTGATGCTAATGGTGTTGCTACTTGGGAAACTGCTAGTAGTGGTGGTGATAGTATTTATACAGCTAGTAGTAATATTCCAACAGCAACCAACAGAACAGTAACTCTAACTGGAACAGCAACTTTAGCGTTTTACGGAGCACAAAACCAAGGAGATTTTAGAATTGGATATAATCAAGGCGGTACTAGTAGGGGGAGATCAAACTACTCGATACAACAAGCTGGAGATGTAATAAACACATATTGTTATCAATCTAATCATCATGTAGCTTCTAATAGTGACCCACTTAACTCGGGATATGGTGCAGGTATAAACTATTTATCAGTAAGCGCACAAGGTTTAGAACATCATAAAGTATCTGTTGGTATTGGTATTAATGGAACTATGAATGATAGATTAGTAGTTAAAGGTGAAAGTATAGCTAGTGCAGAACACAGTGTTAGAGTTTTAGATAACAATGACGCTTCTATGTTTAGCATAAGAAACGACGGTGCTATTACAATGGGTAAAGGAGCTGTTATACAATCTACTTCTAACCCGCAATACAGCGTTGTCATAGGTTATGGAGCAAAAGATAAAGCTTCGGCTGGTAGCGCGCCTGAAAGTGTTGCCATAGGTAGATTAGCTACTGGTAATAGTGGATCTGTAGCTATAGGCGGAATAGCCAAAGCTTTAGGGGCTTCGTCAGTTGCTATTGGTGCAGCAGCAGAAGCTGCAGCAACTGGAACAAGTGTAGGTTATCAAGCAGGTGGTCCTAATGCTGGTAGTAGTGCGGTTAGTATAGGTAAATTTGCTCAAGCTAAAGCTAATGGATCTATAGCAATAGGTACTAATACAGGTTTAACAGGTGATAACTCTATAGTTCTTAACGCAACAACAGGTGTTACAGCTTCAACAGCTGATGACACTTTTGAAATATTTATGACCTCAGCTTCTACTCCTGATTTTACAATTAAAGGAACTAGTGGTGGTAATCAAGCTAAATTTGTTGGTCAAGTAAGTGTAGGTGTTGGAAGTGGTAGTAACGCTACTATAGACTTTGATACTGGTAACATGCAAGAAATAACTATACCTACAGAGACAGCAACTAGCTTTACACCAACTAACGCGGTCGCAGGTTCTACATATATAATAAAAATAACTCAAGCAGGTACATCTGGAACTATGAACTGGGAAAGTTCAGCTACAGTAAATTGGCCTGGTGGAACAGCTCCAACGCTAACAGCTACAAGTGGTGGTGTGGATATAATAACTTTAGTCTGTACAACAGGTGGATTAACTGGTGGAACATTTTATGGAACGTCTGCTTTAAACTTCTCATAATGATAGTACAACCTTTTAGTTTTTTATCAGGATCAGCAGGTGGTGGAGGTGGTGGATACACTCCTCCTCAAGCTAATCTAACTGGAGATTGGAATCCAATATCTTCTAAGTTATTAAACTCAAGTGGATCATCTATAAGCAATGGTGATTTAGCAAGCCGTTTTGATGACACTAGCTCTAGTCTATATATGGATCAATCGAGTAATGCAGCGATGCCTGAATGGTTTGAATCAGATACTAATAGAAATAATAAACCATATTTAAGATTTAATAGAAATGCTAGTGGTGCAAGTAGTGGAGTAACATGGCTACAAGTCAATAGTCAATTTGCTTATGATGATTCAAGAATGACTTTCTATTTAGTAGTTGATTATGATTCTAATACAGATTCTTACACTGATTTATTTACTAACTCTCCTGACGATGATTGGGATGAAGGTTTTAGTATTCATTCTGAAAACGTTGGAAGTATTCATGGATCTATTGCTAATTGGCCAGGTAATGATGTAGAGATAAAAGATCCTTTTTCAAGCCCTAGAGTTGTTGTTTATAAATTTAGAACAGTAACAACTCCTTACTCTAATAGGGGAGGCTATACATCTGGTGGTAGTGTAATTTGGAATAGTGATACAAGCACTACTAATATGAATCAAGCTAGACAAAATTTAGGAACAATTTATTCTAAAGCACTTTTAGGAACTGGTAGAAATGGAAGCGGTGTTTTACCTTATTATGGTATGGGGTTTAACTTGTATAGAATGTTGATATATGATGAGACTCATACAGATGCAGAATCTGAAGCAATCATGGCTGATTTAAAAACAGAATATAATACTTTATAATATGATTAAATTAATAGTTAAAGATAGTAAAGAAGAGCTAAGGATTATTGAGCAAAGTATAACAAGTACTATAAACAACGGAAAATCTTATTTACTGGAAGAAAACTGGCTGCAAAACATTCCTAATCCTAATAAATGGGCTATATGGGTAAATATACACTGGGAAAACGAGATAAAATTAGCAATAGGTCAAGATGCTTGGGACGAATGTATAGAAATAGAAAATCAAGATCCAAACTGGTTTAAGCCAAGATCTCTTGTAAAAAAAGATAATTAATCTCAGTTTGTCACAAAACAAAAACAAAACATAAACAAAACATAAACAAAACAAAAAATGGCTTTAAAAATAACAGCAAGCGGAGACGCTAAATTAGTAGTAAGTGGAACTGCTACTGAACTATCTGAAATCTACTCTAGATTAGAGTTTGGATTACCGAAGAACGGAGCGTCTATGAACGCTGGGTTATACAATTATGCTTCACAAGCTTTATACGAAGCTGAATCAGGATCAACACTAAGATTAGATAATTTTGGAACTAACTACAATGTAGAAATAGTAGCTCCAGCTGAACAATCGTTAATGACTGGTCATGAAGGAGTTAAATCTCAACTAGAAGCTTTAGGTTATACAGTAGAAATAGTAGATTTAGTTTAATGTAGGTGATATTACTATTAACAATAAGTACAAATTAAATTTAATAAAATGAAAATCAAAGAAGAACAATTAGACGCTATAAAAAAGCAACAAGAAGAATTATCAAAAGTATTACATGATATAGGTGTTATTGAAGCTACTAAACACAGCTATCTACATCAAGTAGCTGAAATAAATAAAGAAGTAGAAAATCTAAAAGAACAGCTTGAGAAAGAGTATGGACAAGTTAACATAAATCTTGAAGATGGTTCTTACACTGTTATTGAGAAAGAAGAACTCCAAAAAGCTGATGTCTAGTATAATTAGAAAAATTAGTATAGGTTCTGATTATAAAAATGATGCTATGCATTATTCAATAGGTCAAGAAGTTTATGGTGGTCATACTATATGTGATATATTAAACAATGAATCAAGTGGAGAATATTCTATTTATATTAAAAAAAATAATGAAGTATTACCTTGGAAAAGATTCAATAGTAATATGGCTATAGCGGTTGAATTTGATTTAAAGTATTAGTGAATAGTTTGTATCAATTCATTGTTAAACCTTATGAAGAAAGGTATGACAATGTTACTAGCTTTGATAACAAGGAACTTATAGTCAACACTAGTATTGAAAACCATAAGTTTGTAAGTAAAAAAGCTGTAGTAGTATCTACTCCTGCGGCTTTTGATACAGACGTCAAGAAAGATGATATTGTATATGTGCATCATAATATTTTTAGAAGATACTATGATATTAAGGGAAAAGAAAAAAATTCATCAACTTTTTTTAAAGATGAATTATATTTCTGTGGAATAGATCAAATATATATGTATAATCTTAAACCACATTTAAATTATTGTTTTGTAAAGCCAATTAAAGAACAATCTCATTTGTCAGTTAGTAATGAAAAAGAATACTTTGGTATATTAAAATATTCTAATAACTCCTTAGAAAGCATAGGATTGACACCTGGAGCATTGGTCATATTTACTCCTAACTCAGAGTTTGAGTTTATTATAGAAGGCGAACTTCTTTATTGTATGAAATCTAATGATATAGCCGTAACTTATGGATACGAAGAAAACTAAGAAGAAAATTATAGAAGCAGGTCAAAGAGCTATTGATGAACTAATTAAAGTTGCTAAGGAAAAAATCGTAGACTCAGATGATGACGTATCAGCTGATAGACTTAAGAACGCAGCGGCTACTAAAAAACTAGCTATAATGGATGCTTTTGAGATTTTAACAAAAATCAACGAAGAAGAAGAAATGTTAAGTGAAAAGCCTAAGGAAAAGAAAGAAGAAAGAGCTTTTAGAGGTTTTGCAGAAGGGCGTAGTAAATGAGTTACAACCAAACGCTTTGGCATGAATTAAAAGACTATGTAAACCCTAAGATATTATCTAAAAATAATAGATATAAAAAATGGGAATATGGCTACAACGCAGATTATGATTTTATAGTAATTAGTAAAACTGGACGAATTGGACAGATCATTGAAATTCAAAATCTCAGGATTGCTTTACCAGCAATCGATAAACCGTTTAAACGAAGCGAAAGCAAAGCGGAACAATACTGGGAACAGTACGAGTACCCAAAAGAATTAAAAAGAATTAAAAGTAGATTTGACTGGGATGAATATCCTTCAGATTTTAAAGAAAAATGGTTTGATTATATAGATGAAGAATTTCAACGTAGATCAGATGGCTACTGGTTTTATAATAACGGTATGCCTACTTACATCACTGGTACTCATTACATGTATTTGCAATGGTCAAAAATCGATATCGGAGCGCCTGATTATAGAGAAGCGAATAGACTCTTCTTCATATTTTGGGAAGCGTGTAAAGCCGATAGCAGATGTTATGGAATGTGTTATCTTAAAAACAGACGGTCTGGTTTCTCCTTTATGTCATCAGCAGAGCTTGTTAACCAGGCAACTATATCTTCAGATGCGAGATTCGGTATCCTTTCAAAATCTGGAGCAGATGCTAAAAAAATGTTCACAGACAAAGTTGTACCAATATCCGTTAACTATCCGTTTTTTTTCAAACCAATCCAAGATGGTATGGATCGTCCAAAAACCGAACTGGCGTATAGGGTTCCAGCTTCGAAGCTTACTAGACGTAAACTAGACGACAACGTTAAACTAGCTGAACTAGAAGGATTAGATACAACTATAGACTGGAAAAACACGGGTGATAACTCTTATGATGGTGAAAAGCTAAAGATATTAGCTCATGATGAAAGTGGTAAATGGGAAAGACCTGATAATATATTAAACAACTGGAGAGTTACAAAAACTACATTAAGACTAGGGCGTAGGATCGTGGGTAAATGTATGATGGGCTCAACTTCAAACGCATTAGACAAAGGTGGAAACAATTTCAAAAAACTCTATACAAATTCAGACGTTAGAAAAAGAAATAGAAACGGACAAACATCTTCTGGCTTGTACTCTCTTTTCATCCCTATGGAATGGAACTACGAAGGATTCATGGATACTTTTGGACTACCTGTATTCACTACGCCAGAAAATAAAACAATCGGAAGAGACGGTGTTGAAATTACAATCGGAGTAATTGAGCACTGGGATAACGAAGTAGACGGTCTTAAATCTGATCAAGACAGTTTAAATGAATACTACAGGCAGTTTCCTAGAACAGAAGCCCATGCTTTTAGAGATGAAACCAAAAACAGTTTATTTAATCTAACTAGAATATATCAACAGATAGATTACAACGAGGAAGTAAACAATTTATCAGCAACAACAAAAGGTAGCTTCATGTGGAAAAATGGTGTTAAAGATACATCAGTTACTTTTGTACCTAATAAGGATGGTAGATTTTTAATCTCATGGGTTCCACCTAAAAATCTACAAAATAGAGTGATTATAAAAAATGGTATTAAATATCCTGGAAATGAACACGTTGGAGCATTTGGTTGCGATTCTTACGATATTAGTGGTACTGTTGATGGTAAAGGATCTAATGGATCTCTTCATGGATTAACTAAGTTCTCCATGGAAGATGCACCACCAAACCACTTTTTTTTAGAATACATAGCTAGACCTCAAACAGCGGAAATATTCTTTGAAGAAATACTCATGGCACTACATTTTTATGGTATGCCTATACTATGTGAAAATAACAAGCCTAGATTTTTATACTATTTAAAAAGAAGAGGCTATAGAGGTTTTAGCATGAACAGACCTGATAAAATTTGGAACAAATTATCCACCACTGAAAAGGAAATTGGTGGTATACCTAACTCAAGTGAAGATATAAAACAAGCGCATGCTGCAGCTATAGAAAGTTATATAGAAACATATGTAGGTGAAAAACAAGATGGATATGGTGATATGTATTTGCAAAATACATTAGAAGATTGGGCTCAGTTCGACATAAATAATAGAACTAAACATGATGCATCTATAAGTTCCGGTTTGGCAATAATGGCTTGCAATAAAAACAAGTATAAACCTGTTGCAGAAAGAATTAAAAAAAATGTCAATTTTGGAATTAAAAGATACAATAATGACGGAAGTTTATCTCAAATAATAAAATAAATGCAAATACAAACTTACAATGGTAGTTCGTTTCCAGATCAGGTTGTACCTGAAGAGGTTAAGAAAAGTATAGATTATGGTAGACAGGTTGGAAGAGCTATAGAAGGTGATTGGTTTAGCGGAACTAGAACTGGAGTTTCAGGAAGATTTAACACTAACTACAATAATTTTAGAAATTTAAGATTGTATGCAAGAGGTGAGCAGTCAGTTCAAAAATATAAAGATGAATTAGCAATTAATGGTGATTTGTCGTATTTGAATTTAGACTGGAAACCAGTTCCTATTATACCTAAATTTGTAGATATAGTGGTTAACGGTATGGATAGTAAGGTATTTGAAGTAAAAGCCTACGCTCAAGATCCAGAATCGTTAAAGAAGAGAACTACGTATGCTGAGGCTATAATGAGAGACATGCAAGGTAAGGAATTAATAGACCAGATACAAAATGTTCTAGGAACTGACATGTATTCTACATCTAATCCCGAAGATTTACCACAAAATAAAGAAGAATTAAGTGTACATATGCAGTTATCCTATAAGCAGTCTATAGAGATAGCGGAAGAAGAAGCTATAAATAATACGCTTGACTTTAATAAATACGATCTAACCAGACGTAGAGTAGCGCAAGATTTAGTAGTATTAGGCATAGGAGCTATTAAAACTAATTTTAATTTATCTGAAGGTGTAACTGTTGACTATGTAGATCCTGCTAATTTAGTTTATTCATATACCGAAGATCCAAACTTTCAAGACATATGGTATGTTGGTGAGGTTAAGTATATTAGTTTAAGTGAAATTAAAAAAGAGTTTCCTAACTTAACCGAGTCCGAGTTAGAGACTATACAACAATACCCTGGTAGCAAAAGTTATAATTACCAATTTAACGGTAGAAATGATGGTAATAGTATAGCAGTTCTTTATTTTGAATATAAAACATATCAAGATCAAGTATTTAAAATAAAAGAAACACCAACAGGATTAGAAAAAACATTAGAAAAACCAGATACTTTTAATCCTCCAAAAAATGATAACTTTGATAGAGTATCCAGGTCTATAGAGGTATTATACCAAGGAGCTAAAATATTAGGTCATGAAATGATGTTGAAATGGGAGCTGGCTAAAAATATGGTTAGACCAGATTCTAATTTAGTTAAAGTAAACATGAACTATAATATATGTGCTCCTAAAATGTATAAGGGACGTATAGAATCTTTAGTTGGTAGAATGACTGGTTTTGCTGATATGATACAGCTAACTCATTTAAAATTACAACAAGTACTAGCTAGAATAGTTCCGGATGGAGTTTTCTTAGACGTTGATGGTTTAGCAGAAGTTGATTTAGGTAATGGTACTAATTACAATCCCGCTGAAGCTTTAAATATGTATTTCCAAACTGGTAGTATATTAGGTAGATCTATGACACAAGATGGTGGAGCGAATCCTGGTAAAGTACCTATACAAGAACTTCAAACATCTTCAGGTGGTCAAAAAATGCAATCGTTAATACAAACTTATCAGTATTACCTGCAGATGATAAGAGATGTTACCGGTTTAAATGAAGCTAGAGATGGTAGTTCTCCTGATCCTAATTCTCTTGTTGGCTTGCAAAAATTAGCAGCAGCTAATTCAAATACAGCAACTAAACACATCGTTCAAGCTAGTTTATATTTATCAGCTAGAACGTGTGAGAATATATGTTTAAGAGTTTCTGATGCTTTAGAAAATCCATTAACTAGAGAAGCTTTAAAATCTAGTATAAGTTCTTATAATGTAGGAACACTGGAAGACATGTATGCTTTAAATATGTTTGATTTTGGTATATATCTAGAATTAGTTCCTGACGAAGAAGAAAAAGCTCAATTAGAACAAAATATTCAAGTTGCTTTACAAACTCAATCTATAAACTTAGAAGATGCTATAGAAATAAGACAAGTAAATAATTTAAAATTAGCTAATCAAGTTCTAAAAATAAAAAGAAAACAAAAACAAGCACAAGATCAAGCGGCTCAACAAGCAAATATACAAGCACAAGCACAGGCAAATGCTGAGTCAGCTGAAAGAGCTGCTGCTGCTGAAATGCAAAAACAACAAGCTTTAGCTCAAACAGAACTTCAAATAGAGCAAGGTAAATCTCAGTTCGCTATTCAAAAAGTTCAACAAGAAGCGCAGATAAAAAGACAGCTCATGGAACTACAACATCAATTTGATTTAGAGTTAAAGCAAATGGAAGTTGATAGAATGGCTCAAAAAGAAAAGTTAATTGAAGACAGAAAAGATACAAGAACTAGATTAGAAGGTACTCAACAAAGTGAAATGATAAGCCAAAGAAAAATGAATTTACCTTCAATAAATTTCAACCAACAAGACGATGATACTGATGCTATGCCTCAGGAGATCATGTAAAACAAACAATTATTATATTATATTATGTCAGAAGAAATAAAAGAAACAGCTGGAGGTGAGTTAACTCAAGGCGATTTTAAAATTAAAAAAAAACCAAGGAAACTTATTAGCAAAGATATAGATGCTAAGGTTGACTTTAGTAAAAAACCAGTTGAAGAAACCGTAACAAAATTAGAAATAAAAAACGAAGAAGAAAAAGAAGAAGTTTCTAATCCTATAGAAGAAGTTGTTAAATCTGAAACTGTTAAACAAGAAGAAGTTATAGAGAAACCAAAACGTAGAATAGTAGAATTACCAGAAGATTTAGAAAAAGTAGTACACTTCATGAACGACACTGGTGGAAGCTTACAAGACTACGTAAGATTAAATAGGGATTATTCTAATATTGATGAAAAGACATTATTAAAAGAATATTATAAAAATACTAAACCACATCTAGATTCAGAGGAAGTTGAGTTCATTATGGAAGACAACTTTTCTTATGACGAAGATATGGATGAAGAGCGAGATATTAAAAAGAAAAAACTCGCTATGAAAGAAGAAGTTGCAAAAGCCAAAAGCTTTTTAGAGGAAACAAAGAGTAAATATTACGAGGAAATCAAGTTGAAACCTAACGTAACTCAAGACCAACAAAAAGCAATGGACTTTTTCAATAGATACAATGACGAACAAAAACAGCAAGGCGAACAGCAAGCAAAATTTATTAACACTACTAATGAATATTTTTCTGAGAATTTCAAAGGTTTTGAGTTTAACTTAGGAGATAAAACTTTTAATTATGGTATTAATAATAAAGAAGAGATAGCTAAAGATCAAGCAGAGTTAACAGGTTTCACTAAGAAGTTCTTAAATGAAGATGGCTCAGTAAAAGATCCTAAAGAATATCATAAAGCTTTATATGCTGCTAAAAACGTTGATACTATTGCTCAACATTTTTATGAACAAGGTAAAACTGATGGGATTAAAAACATAGTCAACAAATCAAAGAATATAGATACCGCTTCTCGTCCACAGGATAATAGCGATATATTTATTAATGGTTTCAAGGTTAAAGCAATATCTGGTGTAGACAGTTCTAAATTGAAAATAAAATCAAAAAAATAAACTAAAAACTATAAAAAATGAGTTTATCTGGAGGGAGTTTCCCAGCGTCAATAGTGCCAGCGCAAAAGAAAATGGCATTAGAAACAAACTTTCTAGACTTCAATAACGGAGCTAATGATTTTGCACAGCAATATCTACCTGAGCTTTATGAAGCAGAAGTAGAAAGATACGGAAACAGGACTTTGTCTGGTTTCTTGAGAATGGTAGGAGCTGAAATGCCAATGACATCGGATCAAGTTATCTGGTCAGAGCAAAACAGACTTCATGTTGCTTATAAAGGTTTATCAGCTAATATTAGTGCAGCTGTTGCTCCAAATACTGGACAATTTGTTATTTCACCTTCATTGGTAGGAACAGGTTCTGGTGACACAAACCAAACTAAGCACGCTATTAGAGCTAATCAAACAGTGTTGATCTCTGATCAAGCTACTGGTTTAGTTACTGCTAAATTATTAGTAACTTCTGTAACTGATACTACTTGTATATGTGCTTTATATGGTGGTGATGCTTTAAATGCTGGCTTACTAAACACTAACAACGTAAACATATTCGTTTATGGTGCTGAGTTTAAAAAAGGAACAAATGGTATGGAAGGTTCTATTGAGCCATCTTTCACTCAGTTTTCTAACAGACCAGTTATCATTAAAGATAAATACGAAATCAATGGTTCTGATACTGCTCAAATTGGGTGGGTAGAAGTAGCTACTGAAGATGGAACATCTGGATACTTATGGTATTTAAAGGCTGAATCAGAAACTAGATTACGTTTTGAAGATTATCTTGAAATGCAAATGGTTGAAGGTGAAGATGCTAAAACTGTTGCAGGTGCTGCTACTGTTTTAAGTGCTGCTGGATATGAAGGATCTCAAGGTCTATTTGCTGCTATTGAAGATAGAGGTAATATTTACTCTGGATTTTCTGGTGCTGCTGCTCCTGGAGCTGGTGCATTAGGAGATTTTGATGAAATCCTTAAAAACCTAGACAAGCAAGGTGCTATTGAAGAAAACATGTTATTCTTATCTAGAGCCACTGCTCTTGATTTTGACGATATGATCGCTGCTATGGCGGGTGGAGGTTATGCTTCTACTGCTTCTGCTTCTTATGGTCTTTTTGACAATGAATCTGAAATGGCATTGAACTTTGGTTTTTCTGGTTTCAGAAGAGGTTCTTATGACTTCTACAAGACTGACTGGAAATATCTAAATGATGCTTCTACAAGGGGTATGGATAAAGCTATTGATGGTGTTTTAGTTCCTGCTGGAACTTCAACAGTATACGATCAAATGCTAGGTTCAAATATTAGACGTCCTTTCTTACACGTAAGATATAGAGCTTCTGAAACTGAAGATAGAAGATTTAAAAACTGGATCACTGGTTCAGTTGGAGGAGCTTATACTTCTGATTTAGATGCAATGTCTGTACACTTCTTATCTGAAAGATGTTTAGTAACTCAAGCTGCAAATAACTTCGTGTTATTTAAAGGAGCTTAATTAATTATAAACATTTAAAAAAATAAGAAAATGGGATTAATAGAAATAAAAATTGCTGCTGGTTCAACACCAGAAGTAGAAAATTCATCTCCACATATTTATGGTGGGGACGTAACATTTGTAGAAATGAGTGCTGCTGGTGTTATAAAAATAACTTTTGGTTCAACAGTCAAAACTATTACTTATACAGCTACTAGCCCTGCTACATTACCAACAGAGTTGGAAATATATAATGCTTGGAAACCAGTTGTTGGCGCTGCTAACGGCGCTGCTGGTCCAGCAATTTCAGCTCCACAATTTCAAAATAGTGCAGGTGTAAATATTTACCCAACTATTTCGTAGGTTATAAAATAACAAGATCCCGCTTCGGCGGGGTCTTTTTTAATTATTATATTATATTATATTATGGAAAAAACAAAAAAAGCTCCAGCTCAGGCTGAAGTTAAAAAAGAAACTTGGGAATATAAAGATAGAAATTATTATCTATTAAACAACAAAAACCCATTAACTTATACTCTACCTAGTAGACATACTAGAAAGTATCCATTAGTTTGGTTCGATAAAGAGTATGGTTATGAAAGAGAATTAAGATATGCTACTAATCAAGAAAGTGTTTTTGTTGATGAACAAAAAGGTCAAGTAACATTAAGTCACATTGTTTTTAGCAATGGGCACCTAATGGTTCCTAAAGAAAAAAGAAATTTACAAGAATTTTTAAATAAACATCCACATTCAAGTATTATTTTTGGAGAATATGATGCTGTTTTAGAAGCTGAAGATGATGTAGAAATTTTAGAAATGGAAGTTTTAGCAATGAATGCTGCTTTACAAATGGACGTAGACTTTATGGAAGCTATAATGAGAGTTGAAGTTGGATCTTCAGTGAGTAATATGAGTACTAAAGAGCTAAAAAGAGATACTTTATTATTTGCAAAGAGAAATCCACAGCTTTTCATAGAATTAGCTAATGACGAAAATGTACAATTAAGAAATTTTGCTATAATTGCAACAGAAAATAATATTGTAAAGCTATCAAGTGATAATAGATCATTTACTTGGGCTAGTAATGGACGCAAATTAATGAACGTACCATTTGACGAAAACCCATATTCAGCTATGGCTGCTTGGTTCCAAACCGACGAAGGTTTAGAAGTTTACAAGTCTATAGAGAAAAAGTTAAAATAACAAGTGATTATAATTAAGGCGGCTATGCGGCCGCCTTTTTTATTTATAAAAATATTAAAATGGCAATAAACGTAAACACGGTATATACAACAGTACTTAGTATCCTAAACAAAGAACAACGTGGCTACTTAACTCCTTATGAGTTTAATCAATTAGCTACTCAAGTTCAGTTAGAGATATTTGAAAAGTTCTTCGAGGACTATAACCAATATATACGTATGCCTAAAACAGATGTAGAGTTTGCATCGCGCATGGATCATATACATGAGGAGTTTCAAGTTTTTGAGAAAAATGCTCCAGCATCAGCAGTATCTGTAAATGTATATAGACAGCCAACTGATCTACATAGATTCGGTTCAGCTTTTTACGAAATAGGCAAAAACAATCCTGAAATAGAAATAGTAAGTAAAAGAAATTATCACCAACAGAAGCTATCACCGCTTACTCAACCTAGTTCTAATTTTCCAATAGCTATATATCAAGAAGATAAATTAACAGTGTATCCCGCATCTAGCAATACTCCTTTAGTAAGTGACATAGGTTTTAATTACATTAGAAAACCTGCTGATGTAGTTTGGGCTTATGGAGTTGATACAACTACAGGTGCTTTTATATGGGATGGTACTCCTGGTTTTTCACTAACACCTATCATAGGTGGAGCTTCTGTAAATTTTGAAATAAGTGAAAGTCAACAGACGGAAGTAATAATAGACATATTAAAATATGCAGGAGTTGTAATAAGAGACCCTCAGATAGTACAATCAGCTTCACAACTATCTGCTGAAAATGAAGCTAATACTAAAAGATAACACAATATGGGACTGATTAATGAAACAAATGCACAATATTATTCTGGACAGCAAGTATTTTCCACATTAACAGCTGCTGTTAACCCTACGTTTACATGCACGTTTAATACTAGTTTAATAAGCGCTTTTGACAGTAGCGGTGTTCAAGTTGCTCCTGCTTCTAACTATACTATATATGTAAATAATATTGCTCAAGATGAGGATTGGTCTTATGTTTCTGACTTTGTTAACAATATTGTTACGTTAAGATCTGGAACCGGTTCACCTCCAGCCAGTTATACAGGTAGTGTTTATATACAGCTAAAGCAATCCGCTGTGGATGAAAATTTAGGTAGTTATGAATACATTAGCTTAACTGATGTAGTTAATAATTTCATGGTAGCGTATGTAGGTATGGATAAGTTAATAACTAGAGTAAAAAGATCAGACGTTATATTTCATGCTAAAAGGGGTTTACAAGAATTTTCTTATGATACTCTTAAGTCTATTAGATCTCAAGAACTTACTATACCACCAGGTTTATCTGTACCCATACCACAAGATTATGTTAACTATGTTAGAGTTTCAAGAATAGATGAAGGTGGTGTTCAAAGAATAATATATCCGGTAAATAATCTAACAACTTCCCCTAATAGTTTACCTATACAAGATTCTGCTGGTATTCCCACTCAAAATAATTTTGGTGAAAATAATGAGGCTAATCAATCTCTAACTGAAGAAAGATGGAAAAAAGAAAATCAAAATAATATAACAGGGGAAATAGACGATAACAATACAAATGTATATGATTGGGCTTGGTGGAAGTTAAACTTTGGTCAAAGATATGGTATGGATCCTCAATACTCTCAGGACAATGGTTGGTTTCAAATTAATGAAAGACTAGGAGTATTTAGTTTTTCAAGTGACTTAGCTGGTAATTTAATTGTTTTAGAATATATATCAGATGGATTAGCTTACGATATGGATTCTAAGGTGCCTAAGATGGCCGAGGATGCACTATATGCTCATATAAACCATTCTATACTATCAACTAGGTCTAACGTACAAGAATACATAGTTCAAAGATACAAAAGAGATAGATCAGCTAAGCTTAGAAATGCTAAAATAAGATTGTCTAATTTAAAACTAGATGAAATAGTTCAAGTTTTTAGGGGTAAATCTAAATGGATTAAAAGTTAAATATGGCAGAGACTAGAAATACTTTCGTAAAATCTAAAATGAATAAAGACCTAGACGATAGGTTATTATCAAATGGAGAATATAGAGAGGCTCAAAACGTAAATATAAGTAGATCAGAAGGTGAAGACGTAGGCGCTTTAGAAAATGTTTTAGGTAATAAACTAAAACATCAATTCTCTTCAGACGCAACTGAAACCATAGGGTATTATTCTGACGAAACAAATAATAGACTATTTATATTTAATACTGACCACACTGATTCTTCAGATAGTCAGTTAGATGGTATATCTGCGTATGGCTCTAGTAACAGAATATTCATGGTTGATCTTAAGAACAACTCTTCAAGCTTGCTAGTTTATGGTGAATTTTTAAATTTCTCTAAAACACATCCAATATACGGCGTGAATATTATAGAAGATCTTCTTTTTTGGACAGACAACCGTAATCAACCTAGGAAAATAAACATTAACAAAGCTTTAGCTAATTCATCTTACTATAACAAAGAGCAAACTATATCTGTTGCTAAGTACTACCCATATAATGCTCCATTAGTATACGAGACTTTAACTATGTCTTATACTAGTTCTGCCAATTACACTTTTCCTTCTCCTAGAACTGACACTGTTACAGAGTTAACACTTACGCAGGCTCAGTATAATAAAGTGAAAGTCGGTATGATATTTAAAAGAGGCAAGGAAGTTACTGGAAATTTATCTATTCCTCCAGGTACTTCAGTAGGTGGTGGTGGGTTAAACACGGAGAATTTTCCAGGAGTTTTTTATGTTAGATCTAAAGTTATAGACACTAGTACCAACCCTGATTCATATAAGCTAAGACTAAATGGTGTGTTAGAAAACGAAATTGAAAGTACTGGTGGCTCTTTTCAATTGATATACGCTAGTGGTCAAGATAAATCAAGTAAGTACTTAAAACCTTCATGTAGTGGAATAGTTTCACAAATTAATAAAAGCGTTCCACCGGATGGTATAGAACCTGGATCAACATTTACTCTCAATGCTATAAATGGAGTTTTTCCAGAAGTTGGTATGAAGCTTTCCTGTCCAGGTAAAGACAATATTTGGGATTCCAGTGGTGGAGTTACAAATTCAGAATATCTAATCACTGCAGTGGCTAGATTATCATTGACAACTTACGCAGATATTGCAAACCAAACAGGAACAAAAGTATATCCTCCTAACGATACTCCTTCTCAAGACAAGGCTAATTCAGCTGGAGAATGGAATGAAGGTACGTTAGCTGGACAAGCGCTTATTACAGTAAGTCCAGCACCTATGAACAGTTCTAATCCCATTATATTAAATGGTGATATAGTAGCATTTTCATCTCCAAATCCTAACTATGATATTAATTGGCCCGGTGACAAAGCTTATTTAGAAGACAAATTCGTTAGGTTTGCATATAGGTTTAAATTTGATGATGGAGAATACTCCTTAATATCACCTTTTACTCAACCTGTTTTCATACCGAAACAAAATGGGTATTTTTTAGATCATCCTACTAGAGAGAATAATAAAGTTTACATAAGACAAGAGGATACTGTTGGGAATAGTACAATAGTATCATTTATGGAAAACAAAATAAATAATGTTTCTATAAACATAGAAACACCTTACAGAGTTGATCAATTAGAAAACGAACTTAAAGTAGAAGAAATAGACATATTATATAAAGAGTCTGATGGATTAGCAATACAACTTGTAGAATCAATACCTGTCACTGACTCTTTAGTAACTGGAAATTCTTCATTCTCTCTCACATATGACTATCAATCAAAGAAACCTTTTAGAGTATTACCCGAAAAAGAAGTTTCTAGAGTAAGCGACAAGGTTCCTATTAGGGCTTTGTCACAATCAGTTGTTGGAAACAGAGTTGTTTATGGTAACTTCATAGACAAACATTCACCACCTAATGGATTAGATTACAATGTTGATATTAGTGCTAAATATACAATGGATCAAAACATAGGCTGGGAACAAGGAGGTCAAGTATATAGTGCTACTCCTGTAAATCCTAAATACTCTATAGTTTCATATCCAAATCACTCACTTAAACAAAACAGAACTTATCAAGTAGGTATAGTATTATCTGACATATACGGTAGGCAATCTGATGTTATATTAGCCACTGACGAAGACTCTAGCTACAGTTGGAATGGCGGTGGAATCGTAGATCTATATGCAAATACAGCTTCATCTAATTTTGGGGGTTCAACAATATATAGTAAGTACAATGACTTTTTTCCATCAGGTGATTATAATTATAAATTTGGACCTAATGGTGGATCAGTATACAGAGACGGTCTTTGGTATGGTGATAGTTTAAAAGTTTTATTTAGAAATAAAATACCTTCTACTCAAACAGGTGAATATGCTGAAGGTTATCCAGGTTTATATAAGAGTGGTTTATACTATGCTTATGTACCAAATCCTGTTTCCAACAATAGTCAAATAATTGTCTCATATCTTGATCCAAATATATCCGTAGGAGATATAATGTTTATAGACAGTAATTTTGTAAGTATCCTAGGTGTAAACGCATCTACTAAAGCAATTTCTATTTCTCAAGCTATAACTACTTCTAGCGCTACTACAGTCACAATATTTGGACCTGAGAATAAGCTAGGTTGGTATAGTTATAAAGTTGTTGTAAAACAAACTGAACAAGAATATTATAATATATACTTACCTAATATTAGTTTACCTTCAGATGTTTCATCTTTAGAAAACTCTTTTGCTAGTCAAAACTTATCATTAACAGGTTTAAATTTTTATACTTCTCTAATATCAGACAATATAAATAAAATAGGTTCTGATTTACAAGAAGTACAACCTGAGCAAACTCAATTTAGAACTAGTAATGATATACTATATCCAAGAATTGGTTTTAATTCTTCTTTACCTGACGCAGCTGGCGCTTACTATCCTTTTAGTTCTGGATTTTTTGAAGGACAAAGTTTTATAACTGTAAATGGTATTGGAAAAGTAACAGACCTAGGTTTACAGCAAGTAAATCTAGATGGTGTATCATTAGGTAGAATTCTAACTTTTACTGGTGGTACAGGCGCTACTGTTGGAAACGTTGTTTATAATTTACCTCTTATAGGTGGAAGTGGAACAGGAGCACAAGTAAAAGTTGGTGTTACTACTGGTACTACTGTTAATTATTTAGTTGTAACTAATACTGGTAAGGATTATAAACCTGACGACACCTTTACTATTGCAGCTAGGTCAACTTCTACTCAAGGTTATGTTACTGGCCAAGCAACTTGGGCCGCAATAACATTAGCTGCTAGTGATTGGAATATAACGCCTGAAAAAGGAACTGATACTGAACCTAGAACTGCAGCTGGAATATACAATGCTGCTTCTAACCCTACCACGATGGCTATATCTTCTGAAAATGAATATGTAATAGGTCAAGCTGCTGATAGTAGAAACATGGTTTTTAGTGCTCTTGAAATAAAACCTTTAAATTCTAGATTAGAGATATTTTGGGAAACATCTACAGGTGGTTTGATATCAGATCTAAACAAAGCCATAGAAGATGGGTCAGACGCAACAAAAAATTAAAATAAAACAATAAACATGGCAGCTGTATTAGAAGTAGATTTTTTTAACACTTACTTATTAAAAAAAAGAAATTCTCATTTAAGACAATATAACACAACGATAGGTGTAGGTGGTGACCCTGTACAAGCTCCTGGTAACGCAACATTTTTTCCAAGAGTTGCTATGGGATCTTCTTTAGGTGATCCTATAAATATAGGTGGTACTGACATAGCCGTGTTTCCTAATCGAATGGTTAAAAGGTGGTATATAGAAGAGTCTAGGATCAGAGGTGGATACAACAATGTTTCTACCGATCAAGGTGTTAGAGCTTATTTAGATGACGAAAATCCATTGCAGCAAAGGAGAATAAACACATTAATATACTCAGGTATTTATAACTCTAGAACCGGCATAAATCAAACAAACGTCTTTAGCATAGGAGAAAGTATAACTAAATCTTTAGATATATCATATGGTAGTATACAAAAAACATACGCTGAAGATACCAACTTAATAGTTTTTCAAGAAAATAAAATACATAGAGCTTTAATAGATAAAGATACTATATATACAACTGAGAGTGGTACACAAACTCAAGCAGCTGCGGCTGTGATAGGTCAATTTGTTTCTTATAAAGGAGATTATGGAATAAGTAAAAACCCAGAATCTTTTGCAATATATAATTATAGGAAATATTTTTCTGACAAAAACCGTAATGCTATAATGAGATTATCTAACGACGGTTTAACGGAGATAAGTAGATATGGTATGTTAGATTATTTTAGAGACAATTTAGCGGAAGTGTCAGATATTGATACTTTACAGTCAATATCTACAACAAAAGTTAGTGGTGGTGAATTCCCTAATTCAATAGTGGTTGTAGCGTCTAATCAAGCAATAACTAGTGGCATGTCAATAAGCGGTCAAGCTGGATATGTTACATGTGTGTTTAAGCAAGTTCCTAGTGGTGATTATCAAATTTATTATTCTGCACCGTTTAGTTCTGCACTACCATCAACTATAGTTTTTAACTATAAAACTAAAGGAAAAGTAATAGGTGGTTGGGATATACATAATAAAAATTATGTTGTATCGATGCAAAAAAATTCAAATCAAGTTTCAACAGATTTAGATGGTGTTAATGATCTCACTGATCCAAACAATAGTTATTCTACTTTAGTATTTGATGAAGATATAAATGGATGGGTAAGTTTTTTCACTTATAAACCAAACTTTATGTTTAGTAATTTAAATAGGTTTTATAGCATTAAAAATGCTGGTCTATATGAGCATTATGACGTAAACGCAAGTAATAATACTAGAGGCGATTTTTATAGCGTTAGAAACCCGTCTAATATAACTTTTGTGTTTAATCCACAACCAGATGTTGTGAAAAACTTTAACACAATATCTTACGAAGGTAGTAATGGTTGGGAAGTGGTTTCTTATGTTTCAGGCTTTACTGGACAAGATTTGAATCCTAACGGCACTTCTACTTATGTTCAAAATAACGATAACACATTGTTTATAAAAAGCTATAGTGAAGGTTCTTATGTAGACGCTAACACAGGTTATACTCTAAGATCTGGTTTTGATAGAAAAGAAAATAGATATGTAGCTAACTTGCGTAATAACTCAACACCTTCCACCGGTGAGATAATATTTGGAGCACAAATGAGCGGTATAAAAGGTTATTTTGCTACGGTTAAAATAGAAACAGATGAAACTACACAATTAGGTGGACCAAAAGAATTATGGGCTGCAGCTACTAACTTTGTAACATCGTCATATTAAATAAAATTAAATGAAATTAAAAACAAGAGAATTAAATCCAAGTGATAGACCATTGTTAGAAAAATGGTGGAAAGATTGGGGATGGGGTGGTCCTATAAGTGAAGACTTTTTACCTAAAACAGGTTATATAGTGGAAAAAAACAAAGAACCTATAGCTTCTATATTTATATATGAAACAAACTCAGGGGTTGGAGCATTGGGCTGGCCATTGTCAAATAAAGATTACAGAGAAAATGATAGAAAACTAGCCATAGACATGTTAATAGAAGCAGCAGAAGAAGGTTGGAGAAACAAAGGTGGTAAGTTTTTGTTTTTTTGGGGCAACAATACCGGGTTAAATAGCAATCTTATGGAAAACGGATTTATTGAAGGTGATACTAATTATAGTCATTTAATAAAAAAAATATAAAATGGGGAAGAAAAATCAAGATGCATTAGATGTTATAGAAAAAGCACAAAAAGATAAGCTAAAATTGATAGAGAAAGCAGCTCAAGATAAAATAAATGATAGAAGTGATGCATTAAAAAGTTTAGTAGCTAATAGGCAAGCTGTAACAAACCCATATGCTAATATGACTAATGAAATGGCTAATTTAGGTGTTGCTACTCAAGCCTCTGAATTTCAAGCTGAAGAATCTGATATAGCTTTAGCAAATACTTTAGACGCTATGGTTGCTAGTGGAGCTGGTGCTGGTGGAGCTACAGCATTGGCACAAGCGGCTTTAAAAAGTAAAAGAGGTATATCAGCTAATATACAACAACAAGAAGCTGCTAATCAAAAAGCTGCCGCACAAGGTGCTCAAGATGTTGCAAGAATGAAAGCTGAAGGCGAAAAATTTGCATTTAGCATTACTGAAAACAGAGAACAACAAGAAATCGATAGACAAGCTAAAGAACTTGATAACCAGAAACAAGCGCTCGCAGATGCTAAAGCTCAACAAACTAACGCTGCAATTGAAGAAGCCGGAACTTAATATATACAATCATGAGTTATAGTAATCCAAAAGAAATAAAAGACGGTGTATTAGAAAGATCTGAAAAATCTCTAGCTCGTCAACAAGAACAGCAAGCTAAAAGACAGGCTTTAAAAGAAAGTACGATAGCTTCTAATATAACATCATTGATTAAAGGTGGTATAGATGTTGTTACTAATAAAAACAAAGCCTTAAACAAGCTAAATAAATCTATTGTTAAAGGTGAGCAAGAAATGTATGACAAGGTTGGCTCAGACGGTTATGACACTGGGTTTAATAAATACGATGAGAATTCTGAGGCTTTTCTACATGGGTTAATCTCTAAGTTCAATGAGACTTCAAACGCTTTAAATAATGGTACTTTAATAGATAATGAATTAGGAAAAAGACAGTTAGCACAGATTAAAAACATGGTTGATATATATGGTGATGCAGTTCCTAACATACAGTCAGTTGCTAAATTACTTAAACAACAAGCTAACACTGATGAAAAAAGCGCACAGTTTAGTGTTACAGGAGCTCCTGCTCATCAATTAGATATAATAAGGAAAATATCTGCAGGAGGAGATGTTCAAATCTTAAACGAAGATAATTCTTTAGTACTATATGATCCAGAAGCAGTTTGGAAAGATGAAGAAGGAAAAGAACATAAAGGCGCTAGGTTGAATATAAGTGAGTTTAATAAAGCTTTATTAGATAAGGATAATCCGTATTTAAAATACAAAGTAGATTCTTCAGAAACAGAGTTAGCAGCTTACAACGAATTGGTTAAGCAGGAAGAAGGTTTTAATGATAATTACGTTACTATAGAAAAAAGTACGAATAATAATGGAGATGAAGTGTCTAAACAAATTATGACTCCAGATCAGCAAACTACTTACATAAACAATGTGACAGCTGGAAACGTTACGATACCAACAAATGATGAAGGTTATTACACACAATTACCAGGTGGTGCTGGTGGTCATAATGCTTTTAAAACTATATTATTAAAAGGAGGAGAAAGTATATGGGAAGATGAAGGCAATATGGGTGAAAAAACACAATGGCCTAAGTCTTTTCCAACGCCTGGAACTAAAGATTTTAATGATTTTGTTGATAATCAATACAAGCCAGCTTTAAACCACTTAGCTAAAGAAAGTTTAAAAAATGGAGCTATTGAAAATGGTATAGAATTACAAGTTGAAGAAGTTGCTGAAACTGAAGAAGTATCTAAAACTGAAGAAGTATCTGAAACTGAAGAAGTTGCTAAAGCTGAAACTCCAAAAGAAGAGAAAGAAGATTTTGTTTCTAACACAGCTTCTACTATATTTGACTACGAAAGTGAATCTGGTTCAGGTTCTGGAACAGGTTTGAAAGATTTTGGTTTTACTGATTCTAAATATCAAAATAAAAAATACGACAAATATAGAGATGAAAATGGGTATTTAACAAAAGAAGGTGCTGTAGAAATATTTGAAGAAGAATACATGAGTCAAGTTCCTAATCAATACCCTGAAAATGTAAAACAACAATTAGCTGATTGGAAATTTAATAGCGGTAGAAGTATTTTAGACTTACTGCTAGTTGCTGATGGAAAACTTAGTGTTGATAAAGCAAGAAAAGAAGCTGAACACAAAGACATGTGGGCTGGAAATAAATCTAGAATAGAAAAAGAAATTGAAGAAGATCCTAGCGCTTGGAATGAAAAAATTAAAGAAGCTAAAAGAGTTATGTATAAAGATTTAGATCCAGAAAAGTATGAAAATACTTGGAAGAATAGAATAAATATGTTTGACACTAAAGATCAAACAGCAGATAACGAGAAACTAGTGGCTGATTTCGAAGATTAATAAAATATTATTATGACAAAAGAGGAATATGTACAATCCCTAAAAGATAAAGGGGTAAAAAAAGCAGAAGCTTTAGAATTGCTTAACCAATGGGATATTGAAAACAAACCTAAAGAAGTAGAGGTGGAAAAGACAGAAGTCGTTGCGGAGGATGCTGCACCTGTAACGGCGGCGAGCGAAAGCAGTACGGATTCCAGTTCGGAAAATATTTTATCGGAATTCTCTGTTGATAATCTAGAAGCAGCAGCTGCAGAAAAAGAACCTAAAAAGAAAAAGCCTAAAGACACATACAAGGTTGTAAATGTAAATGGTGAATTAATAATAGCTGACAATTTAGTAAAAATAAATAAAGATGAGCAGTTCTCAAAAGGTAAAGTAAAAGTAACTGGATCTATAAATGTAGATGATTCTCTACAAGATCTTAACATTAATTTTGGAGATAATGATGAAGGAGTTGTTAGATATGACAAAATACAATTACCTAAAAATTTCGATGAATTAGATAATAAGAGATATGATATTGAAGATAGAGTAACTATAGACATACCAGGAGAAGACCCTTTATCGCAAATTGTTAGTGAAAGTAGAGATTATTATATACCTATTTCTTTAGATTCTCAAGGCAATGAAGTTACTGGAAAACCTATAATGATCAGTAGAGATAGAAAAGAAGAGATGGCTACAGAGTTGATAATCGCTCATAATAGCTTAGATCCTAATGATCCTAAAAGAGAAGTTTTATACGAAAAAATAGAACAATTAAATCCTGAATCTTTTAAAAGTATTACTGAAACAAAAGAATTAATTAATAAAAAAAATATAGAATTAAACGAAGCATCGTCACCAGAGGAAAAAGTTAAAATTCAAGATGAATTAAAAAAATTAGAAGAAAAAGTTAAAGAAGAAGAAAAAAATATAAGAGTCGATCCTTCTCTTGGTGGTAATGAAGGAGATATTATAAGAACTTTTACAGGTGTAGGTTACAAGGTTGAACGAGCTGATGTTGGTTATTATACTGATAATATTAATGAAACGGAAAATTCTATTAAACAAAAGAATATAGAACTAGAAGATCCAAACCTACCTGAAGAAGAAAGAACTAAAATACAAGAAGAATTAGAAGAATTAGAATCTAAAGCCAATAATCTATATGACTTACAAAGAAACGCTGCGCGTAATTATCAAACCTATTTAGATAACAATCCAAATACAGCAACTGGTGTTAATAAAATGGGGCCTAATGCCAATGTCGCTGTAAAAGGTTTAAATACTAAATTTAAGTTAGATGATAATAATGAAAAAATTCCTATATTAGATGAAGAAGGTGATCCTACTGGAGATTTTGAGATAGAAAGCTTTAATGTAAAAGACGATCAAGCCGTAGAAAACATTTCAAAACAGGACGCAAGAGAAGTAGCTACTAATATAAACAATAATTTTTTAAATTACAATATAGGAGCTGACAAAGACGGTGATATGGTTTTTGTATATAAAAACCCTGTAATGGATAATAGTGGATCTGTAGACATTGTAGCAACCGCCTTAGCTAATGGCATGCCTGAGTCTGTTTTAGATGATGCTAAAAACATGTATAAGACTAGAAATTTGTTTTTTGATACACAGTCAGAAGCAGCTGGTAAATGGATGAAAGACAATGGATTTTCAAAGTCAGCAGAATTTAACTTAAGTACTTTCAATAGGTTAAAATCAGGTACTAAAGATCAATCGAGAAAAATAGAAGAGTTTGTTAATTTTATACAAAATGAAAAATCAGAGTATAATACTACTGAAAATGTTTCGGAGTATCAGGATAAATTTGTAAATCCTATACTAATAAATAAACAAAAGAAACTTATTAAAAAACAAGAAAAACTAGCCAATACAATAACTAGTGATATTGATAAGAACTTAAATAGAGTAGAGGAATCTAGGATACAAGCTCAAGTAGTCGCTGATAGAGTAGACTCGATGAAGTTAAACTTTGACGCAACAACAGAAGATATAGTTAGATTAAACAAAGAGCAAGAAGGTTTAAATAAAGAAGCTCAAGATCTAGTAGATAATCTTAAATTAGATATAGCAAAATTTCCTAGTGCCAAAAAAACACTTATAAAAAGATACGAAAAAGAAAGAAAAGATCTAGACAGATATTTTAATGAAGCTAAAAAAGAAAAGCAAGAAATTATAAAGAATTATGAAAAAGATTCTAATCAATTATTTAAAGAATACAACACTGAGTATGCTAAATTAAATGAAATTGACGTTGCATCTAATAGCGCTACATTAGCTATACAAACTAATTTAATGGACCTTAATATATTAGGTGGAATAAACCAACAAATAGGATATATTAATGCTCGTAAATTAAAAATGAATCAACTAGTTTATGATAACGCTCAGGGTGAAGGAACGTATCTACATGCTATATCAAGAACATTTACTGATATGTTTGCCGAAATACAAGGTGGTAAAGCTCAGGCTTTTGCTGATTTAGCAGAAAAAATAAATTATTTAGAATATGGCGTTAACTACGCTTTAAAAGGAGAAAAGTTTGCTACAACTAAGTTTGATTGGTATCAAAACAAAATTAATCAAGATAGAATATCATTTGAACAAGATGTTAAAAGTGTACAAGAAGTTTTTAGACCAAAAGGAATGGACGAAGCTTTTTATAGACAATTTTCTCAGTCAACTATAGGTGGAACAATACAATCTCTTACTCAAATGGCTGCAGCAACAATGTCATCACCTGTAACTGGTTTGTTTGGAGGTTTTTTCTTTTCTGCTTTAGGAGAGAATAAAGCTAAAATAAGACAAATGGAGAAAGATTATATAAGTGATCTTAGAAAAAATAATCCTGATATGTCTAGATCAGCTGCAAAAGCTAAGTTTGAAGAGAACTTTTCTCCTGCAAAGCAGCAAATGTATTCTTATGCACAAGCATCGGTAACAGGAGCTCTAAACTACGTTAGTGGAAAAATATTAAAAGGTGGAGGTAAGTATAGTCAATCTGTAATAAACAAAATAACAAATAGTGTTTTAGGCAAAATGAATGGTAACGTAACGGCTAGACAAATCCAAGTTGAAGTATATAAATTTATTGGTAAAAGAACTTCTAAGATTATTACTAAAGTAGGTAGGATGGGATTAGTTGGTAGTGAAGAATTAGCTGAAGAAATAGCAGAAGGGCTAATTGGTGCAGGTATTGACAAGGGGTTCGAAGCAATGACAGATTTAAATTTTGAAAACTTTCTAGATATGGACAGTGATACGTTCAAAAAAGAATTTACTCACATGGCTAAAGTATCTTTTCTATCAGGCGCTTTAGGTGGTTCTATAAATGTTGTGATGGATAAAAAAGATTTACTTACGCAACCAGAAGAAGAATTAAGTAGAGCGGAACTAAAAAGATTAGATAAGTTTTATGAGACTATAGCTGATAATGCTGCAAGTGTAGAAGGAATGCAGCAAGAAATAGCCAAAAAGAAAGAAGAGTTTAACTTAGGATATATAACTGAAGAAGAATTTAAAAAGTATGAATTAGAAGTACAACAAAACTATAATATATATAGCAACATTGATAATGGTTTAAATGGTAGAACTATAATAAATATAGCTACACTTACAAAACGTAAAAACGCTTTAGAAGCAAAACTAGAAGGTAAAGATAAAAAAGCTAATGGAAGAATAGTAGAAGAAATAGATAGCATAGATAAACAAATAAAAGCTTTGTCAAGTGACTCTAATAACTTTAGACAAAAAGGAGCAGAAGATGTTATTGAAGAGCAACTACAAAAAGTAATAGATATTAAGAAAGAAAGAGGAGAAGTAGAAGAAGATTTTAAAGGAGAGATAATTACTTTTAATACGGACAACGTACAAGAAATAGCTGAAAAATATAATGTTCCTGTAGAGAGTTTAATAGATCCTGATACTGGGGATTTCAGTGCTGAAGGTTCTTATTTATCAGATCAAGGTGTTATATTAATGTCTGAACAAGCTGCAGAAGGTGTTTTGGAGCATGAAGGATTACATAACTACTTAAACATAGCTCTTAATAAAGAAGAGAATAAAAATGTAGTGTTTTCATTAGCTAATAGCTTGATGAAAAAGATGGAAAAAATAAATCCTGAAGCTGCTGAAGAAATTAAAAATCAATTAAAAAAATATGAAGATGATCCTAACTACACAGCTCAACAAGTAGCAGAGGAAACTTTAACATATTATGCTCAACTTAAAAAAGCTGGCGTATTTGATCAAGATAAGTCTTACGCAAGGAAATTTATGGATTATATTCAAAAGCTTCTTAGAAGTGCAGGTTTTGGCGCTGTGGAGGTTAACGAAGGTAATATAGATAAAATTATAGATGATTATGTTAGTAATGTTTCAAGAGGTAAAACTAGTAAGGCTCAAGACAAGGTATTAAAAGGAGATGTAAAGATTGACGATAAAACTAAAATTAAAGGTAAAGAAATTGCTGAAGTTAAAGTAAATCCTAAAAATACTAAAGTTATAGATATCAACGAAAACGTTAATAAAAATAATCAAACAAAGCAAGCTGCTTCTAAAGTTGTTCAAGCAAAACCTTTAAGTACAAAAGTTGATGTTAATTCAATGTCTAATTCTTTTGATCAAAATCTTGATGAAAATTTAAAAACTAATGATGACTTTAAAAATAGTGAAGCAGCTATAGATGCTTTTTATACTATAGATTCTGATAGTAATTTTGAAAGTTATTTAAAACAAGTTATAAATAGAGATAATAACTTACAAGGTTTAGATCAAGATATAAAACAAGATATACTAAGAGATTTAAAAGAAGATTTGAATCTTAGAGTTTTGAAAAATTTTAAACCAGAGCTTGATGGTAATAAAAGAAGTTTATTTAGTTATATATATGGTAAAAAAGAAAGCAATGGATTAGGGGGTATTGCTCAAAAAGCTTTATTAGATATAAAAAAGAAATATGCTACTAGACCAGACTCAAATGCTTCTAGTACTGATGCTGTAGACAGTGAAGGTAGAACTAGAGACTATGCTGACACTAGTGCTGATAAGGATATAATAAGTAGAATAGACGAAGGAGAAGCTGCTGAAGCTCCAAGATCTACTTTTAGAAGAAACATAGTTAGAGGAAAAGAAAAGGGATTAACACCAAAAGAAGTTAAAGAGTTTAAAAAAATAGCTGAACCTTTGCTAAGTAAACTGCCTGATGTTAACGCTAAAAACTATAGAACTAAAGTAAATCAAATAGCTGGTCCTGCTCTTAAAAAATGGGTTAAAGAAAATATAATAAAGGGTCAAGATTATAAAACTTTTCTAAACGATAATTATAATAATATAAGAGATTTAGGTGTTGATTATTTAATAGATCTAGACAAAGGTTTACAGAAACAAGGTAAACCTAGAATGTTTACTGAATTTAATAAAAAATTAACTACACAAGCTGAAATAAGAAAATATAGAGATTCTGGTAGAGCTTTTGTGGAAAATGAAGCACAAGGTGTTTCACTTTTTGATATTAAAAACCCAGGGCCAGAAGCTCTTGTGGAATTTTTCACTAACGATACTGCTTCAAATAACTCTAATAGAAAAGGAAAGCTAATGGAAGCTTTTGGCAAGAAGATGTTTAAAGACTTTATGCCAGAGAGTAGAGCTAATAAAGGAGATACTGACCAAACAAAAGCTACTTCTGCTAGAAAGACAAGTGTTGATCCAACTGTTCTTTTTTCTAAAACATTTGACGCTAAGGCTATATCTAAATTAAAAAATATAGCAGGATTAAGAAGTAAAAATCAAGTAGCTAAAGAATTAGGCTTTGATGGTAGTGCAATAAATGAAAAAGGTAGACCAAAATTCTTAAAACAAATGCAAGATGCAGCGGTAAATGGTCAAATTGATTTAGCTACTATAGAATCTGCACTAATGATGAGTGGTGGTAAAGAAACTTTTTATGGTACTGTAGATGGTAAGAAATATAAAAGTTATGGTAACGCATTAAAAAATGGTATTGAAATGCCTTTAAAATTTGCTAAAAGAGATAATGGTGATTACATTGTTATAGCAAAACCAAAAAAGGTTAAAAATAAAGAAATACCAGTGTATTATTCTGATAAGTCTATAGATAGAGAAGTTGCTAAACATAGTGATTATGTACCTAAAACAGGAAGACTATATTGGGGAGCTAAAGATCCTAAGTATAAAGAGCTTGTTGAAGCTGCTGATAAATCTCCATTTAATTCTAAATATAAAAAAATAGATCCTATGAGAAAAGGTAGGGGATCTGTTAAGTCTATATTGAATTCAGAAAAAGAACAACAAAAGTTAAACATGGAAATGCTAGATCATGTTGTTAATCAATTAAGTAATTCTGTTAACAATGAAAAGAATCCTTTATCTATGGATGTTGCTGGTTTGATTATAATACAAAGTTATCAAGCAACTTCTGGTTTAATAAAATCAGCTGCTCCATTTAAGTATATATCTGATGTATTTGAATCTGGTAGTAAAAAAGAAACAAGATCTAAAAAAGATTACAGAGAAGAACATAATCCTCCAGCGTCTGTTGTAGGAGCTAGTATTCTTTATGCTATTAAAAACAATCAGCCAAAAGCTGTGATGAAAGATATTAAAGAAAACTTTTATCAAACTATACTTTCTAAAAAAGATGACAGCTTGCTTGATGTTGATTATGCCGCAACACTTCCTGAAGGAACTTATATAGGTGACAATCCTATTATACGTATGGCTATGTCAGGTATAAATTTAAATACCATTAAGAATATTGAAACAAATCAAAGTATAGCAGATGAGTTTGGTTTAGGTGTAGCAGAAACGGTTCAAAATTTTCCAAATGTATTTAATTTTCAAAACAAACTTATAGAAGAAGTAGTTAAAGGTAAAACAAAATTGTCTGATGCTAAGAAAAGACTTGCAGTTTATACTGAATTTCCTAGCAATGGAGAACCTAGTTTAGCTAAAACTCAAAATGACGCAACAAAAGATACTGAAAACACACTACAACAATCTAAAGTTTTAGATACTAATAAAAACATGGACGTAGAAACATTGTTAAGTAAAGCTGCTAGTATAGATGCGGCTTTGGCTAATGCTAATAAACTAAATGCTCCTGTTAAAAAAATAAGAGTATTTGACTTTGATGATACATTGGCTACTAGCAATAATTTAGTATTTTATACATCTCCTGACGGTAAGACAGGTCAATTAAATGCTGAACAATTTGCTACTGATGGTAAAAGACTAATGGACGAAGGTTATGTTATGGACTTTAGCGATTTTAATAAAGTAACCGACGGTGGTAAAGGACCTTTATTTGATATAGCTAAAAAAATAGATGAAGCAAGAGGTAACGAAGACTTATATGTTTTAACAGCTAGAGCACCTGAAGCGAGAGATGCTATTTATGAGTTTTTAAAAGCTGAAGGTTTAGAATTTAAAAGAGAAAATATAGTTGGACTTGGAAACTCGACTGGTGAAGCTAAAGCTAACTGGATAATAGACAAAGCAGCTGATGGATATAATGATTTTTATTTTGCAGATGATGCTTATCAAAATGTTAAATCAGTTAGAGATGCTTTAAGCGTTATAGATGTTAAATCAAAAGTTCAACAAGCAAAAATTCAACAAAGTAAAAATTTAAGTAATCAGTTTAATAAATTAATAGAGCAAACAACGGGAGTTGATTTTTATAAAGAATATTCTCCAGCTAAAGCAAGAACTAAAGGAGCTAACAAAGGTAAGTTTAAATTTTTTATACCTCACTCTGCTGAAGATTTTATGGGATTAATATATCCTACTTTAGGAAAAGGTAGTGTAGGTGATAAGCAAATGGCTTGGTATAAAAAACATTTATTAAACCCTTATACTAAAGCACAAGAGAATTTATCTGCTGCTAGATTAAACTTAATGAGTGATTTTAAACAACTTAAAAAATCATTAAACGTTCCTAAAGATCTTAGAAAAAAGAACTCTACAGGAATGACAAATGAACAAGCTGTTAGAGTTTATTTATTTAAAGGTATGGATTATGATGTTCCTGGTTTATCTAAAACAGATTTAAAAGAATTACAATCTGTAGTAGAAAACGATCCTAAACTAAAAGAATTTGCAGAGCAAATATTAACTATAACTAAAGGTGATGGGTATTCTAAACCAAGAGATGCTTGGTTGACTGGTACTATAACTACAGATTTAATAGATTTAATTAATACAGAGAAAAGAGCTAAATATTTAACTGAGTGGCAAGAAAATGTAGATGTAATATATTCTAAAGAGAACTTAAATAAATTAGAAGCTTTATATGGTACTAAATATAGAGAAGCTTTAGAAGGTATATTAAGTAGAATGAAGTCTGGTAGAAACAGATTAGATACTGGTAATAGGTTAAGCAATAAAATACTTGACTATATAAACGGTTCTGTTGGTACAATAATGTTCTTTAATACTAGATCAGCAGTGCTACAGACTATATCTGCAATAAACTTTTTAAATTGGAATTTTAATAATCCATTAATGGCTGGTAAAGCTTTTGCAAATCAAAAACAATATTGGTCTGACTTTGCTATGCTTATGAATTCTGATTATTTAATGGATAGACGTAACGGTTTAAAACTTAATATATCAGAAAGTGAAATAGCAGATGCTGCAGCAACAAGTAAGAATAAAGCTAAAGCAGCTTTAAATTATATACTTCAAAAAGGTTATCTACCTACTCAATACGCTGATAGTTTTGCTATAGCTTCTGGAGGTGCTACATTTTATAGAAATAGAGTTAATGATTTAATAAAAAATGAAGGTAAAACTAAGGCAGAAGCTGAGACTCAAGCTTTAATAGAGTGGAGACAAGTTGCTGAAACATCTCAACAGTCTTCAGATCCTAGTAAAATATCTGCTCAACAATCTAGTGACTTAGGTAGGATTATACTAGCGTTTGCTAACACACCTATGCAATACGCTCGTATACAGAAAAGAGCTATACAAGATTTAGTTAACGGTAGAGGCGATGCTAAAACTCATGTTAGCAAGATCATATATTACGGGGTGTTACAAAATGTTATATTCAACGCTTTACAACAAGCTGTATTTGCTATAGGATTTGGAGATGATGATGATGAAGATCCTAAAACTGAAGCAGCTAAACAAAAGAAATATTTAAATACAGCAAATGGAATGCTTGACTCAATGTTAAGAGGTTTAGGTATAGGTGGAGCAGCTGTTTCTGTAGGTAAAAACTTTTTATTAGATATATACGAAAGATCAGGCAGAGATAGACCTGAATATGTAGACGCTGTTTGGAAACTAATGCAATTTTCTCCTCCTATAAGTTCTAAAATATCTAAAATGAAACAAGCTGCTTGGCATTTTGATAGCAAAAAAAGAAGAGAAGTTATATTTGATAAAGGATTTGCTTTAGATAATCCAGCTTATGAAGCTTTTGCAAAGGTTGTTTCTGCTACAGCGAACGTTCCTATAGATAGGTTGTTTTATAAAATGAAAAATATAGAAGGAGCTTTAAACGAAGAGAACGACTTATGGCAAAGAATAGCAATGCTAGCTGGTTGGCCTAAGTGGCAGCTAGAATCTAAAAAAGAAAGTGAAAACATAGAAGTAACACCTGAACAAAAAGAAAAAGCTAAAGCAGCTAAAGCTATTCAAGCTTATAAAGCAGCTAAAGGTTCTACTGATTATGATACTATTAAAAAGCTAACTTCAGCTCAGCAAATAAAAATGCTTAAAGGCTTAGGTTATGGTGACTATACTATTAAAAATGCAAAGTCTGAGAAGGCTAAGATAGATTTAATAATACACAAAAATAAAGGTGGGAAAATAAAGATAGATAAAAAAGCTGTTGATACAGCTAAGTATAAAGCCTTGAGTAAGGCAGATCAAGTAAGAAAGCTTGATAGCTTAGGATTAAGTAAAGCTGATATTGCAGCTTTGAAATATGAAAAAGATAGAGTTGCTAAGTTATTAGAGCTCATGAAATAAGGAACAAAAAAACTGGGCACCATACCCAAAGTTCCTGTAACCAAAAAGGGGAAGTCGTAATGACCTCCCCTTTTATTATTTAGCAGCTACCACAGTAGCTATCGCAATATGGACACATAATATTTGTTTTAAAAATTAAGTAATTTCACAAGCACCACCGGCACAGGCTAGTTCGCCTGATAAATCCGTGTTGTCTTCAGTTTCAATAACGTTTTCTAAATTTATATCTTTTAAATGTTGCAACTTATTTATATAAGTTCCTTCGTCAATATCCTCGAAAGGAGCTTGTATATAAGTTCCACCGTCATAAGGTAATACAGATAAGCCGTTGTAATGTTCTCTGTTTGTCCACATCCACTCTCCTGCATCTTCCCACTCTTCAGCTTTTAAACTAACGGTAGCAGAAACATTGTGAGTGTTAGATCCTTTTCTATGACCAGGTGTAACCCATTCTGTAGCAACCTTTTTTATACGTTCAAGTAATTGAAAAGGTGATTCAGTTCTAAGTATAGAACCTTCAGGCGCTTTCTGTGGTATACTAATTACAGCAGTGTCATGAGGTCTAAAATATTCATCTTCTACTAACAGTGGGTGGTTTTCAACTAGGTATTTATATATACTTTCGTTTTTACCAACTCTGATTCTACGGACATAGTAATCGTTATGCCATGCATGAATACCAGATGATGTTCCTAACGCCAGAGATGTTGTCCCTGCAGGCTTCACAGTCGTACATCTAGCTGATTGATTAATTCCAATCACTTTCGCGACTCTTGCGTTTTCTCTTTTTACTATTTGAGCGGCCTTCTTCATGTCGTATCCTAACACTGTGCCAGAACCTATTCCCGTCATCGATACTCCGATCAACGCGTCTTTTTCTGTTGTTTCTTTCCATACATCTCTTAAGTAGTGAAAGTCTGTATATCCAGCTTGTAACGTTCCTATGAACGCAGCTGCTTTCACTCTGTTATTAAAATCATCTTGTGACTCTATGTCACTAGCATTTACTTCACATAAGTTACAAAACTGATTAGGTCGTAAAGCTATTTCACAACAAGGGTTTGTGCCCCAGTCTTTATCATTGTTAAAGTATATTCCAGGTTCGCCTGCGCCTGATAGTTCTACACGTTTCCATAAACCCATAAAAAACTCTTTAGTTATTTTATGTCTCATAAGAACAGCAGAGTTATTAGCTCTACCTCTTTGTGGATTTGTTTCCCACCAGTTTCCAGACTTGCAAGAGATCATCTCCTCGTCGTCCGCTGAGAACAGACTTATCAAAGCTGCTCGACGTATCCCACCAGCTAAGACGGCGTCTGCAATATGGCAGACTATATCGTGTACTTCTATAG